TAGATTATGGCAGACCAAAGTAATCTTACAATAGGTGGCATTGGTGGGGACCCTTCGGGGTCCCATCCCATAGGTGTTTTGTCTTCAAATTGGGCGCAAACAGAAACTAATATGAGCATTCAATTTACAGCTGGTACTATAATGTCTGACCCTGGAGCTACTGCTGCAGGTGAAACAGATACTTATTATAGTGAAGAGCTATGTATTGGTACTCTTAAGCCTGGGACTCAATTTGAAATTGGTGATACGGGTGATGCTCAAATAGAAGCATGTTGGCAATATTATAAATCTTCAAATGGTAATAATTTTAACAGTGGAAACGAAGTTGTTCCTGGTACAGCAGCATTGCAAGATGGTGGCACATGGACAGATATAGGTACTGCTGCTCAAAATTATACAAGCGAAGTGTTAGTTCCTGCTACTGCTTCAGATGAAGACCTTCTGTTAGCTGGAGTTGTTAGGTTAAGAGTTAAAATGGTAGTAACTGATGCTGGTAGTAATGGAGTTGCAGCAGGATTAGTTACAGCAGGTGTAGCTGCAGTTAATGCTGCATACGCAAGGTTTCCCCTTGACAAACAAGCAAAAAAGAACGATACTGTTAATAACCCAGTTACTTTTGGTGGTATAGGTAAAGACCCATCATAACAATGTAATCGTTAGGGGGTCTTTATGGCCCCCTAGCATAAATTTTTAAATGGAGAAAAAATGAGTGATTTAACAATAACACATGCGGGTAGCACTGTTACTCAGACTAGACAAGAAGTGCTATCCAATAATAAAAAATTAAATCAAATGAAAGTTGATTTAATTGACGTAGAGCCAACAGTCGATACGAGTGCTTACACAGCAGGGGATTTAATGTTTGCCCCAATAAAGATAGAAAACGCAGTAGCGGTAAAGGGCGGTTCGGCTATAATACAGAGTATAGCAGTAGCAAATGCAGATGCTTTGACTGGAGCATTTGATATAGTGTTTACTCAAAGTAGTAATAGCCCTGGAGACTTAAACGACCCTATTGCGAGCGAAACAGGACTTTCAGCTGCTAATGCAGATAAAGTTTTAGGTGTTGTTAGTATTAGTAATATGGTTGATGTAGGAGTCACTTCTATAGGAGGAAAAACTAACATAGGCATGGTTATAAAAGCTGTTAATACTTCTAGGGATATATATGCTTTTGGAATAGCTCAAAGTACAGACAATCCTACAACGGATACTGGATATAAATTAAGAATAGGAGTAGTACAAGACTAATGTTTCCAACAAGACGAGCAACAATGGGTGGCGATGTATTTAGAGATGAGTTTTCTTTAGCGTTTGATGGTACTGATGATTTTATAAAAATTCCACAACAAACTCACGCTCTTGCAAGTAGCAATTTTAGTTATGTGTTTTGGGTAAAAAGAAATGTTACTAACGCTGCACATAATATTTTAGGTCATACTGCAAGTGGCTCGAAACATATAAGATTTTCTTCTGATGGATTTTTGCAAATAGAAACAAATACTTCAGGAGATTTAGCAACAGGGGTGCTATCCATTAATGATACAAACTGGCATCACTACGCAGTAGTTGTTGGTGGTGGGAATGGCACAGTATCAATGTATCAAGATGGTGTATCTATTTCTGTAACAAGTCCTGATATTGGAGATTCTTTTAGTTTTAAAAGAATAGGACAACAAGGTGATGGTAGATTTTTTAATGGCAATATATCAGAAATAGCCATATACAACAAGGCATTATCAGCATCAGAGGTAAAGACAATATATAATGGCAGAGAGCCTTATAATCACAAAGAAGGCGTATGTTCATCTAACTTACAAGCGTGGTGGCGTATGGGTGATGGGGTATTGGATACACAACCATCTAATCACACAAATTCTTTGTTAATATCTGATAATACAAATGCCACTAAAGGGATTAACCTTTGGACAGAAACATATTCAAGTAATACAGGCTCGTGGTCAGCAGATGGAACAAATAGTTTAACGCAAGAAAATAATGCAATAAAAATTACAGGCGATGGTAGTGATTCAGATGGTGCAAGAATTAAATTAAGAGCAACAAATGATTTAAGTAGCAATTTAACTGTAGGTAAATTATATGAATTAACTTTTAAGTCAAAGGTTTCATCAGGAAGTTCAGTAAATGTTCAATTTCAAATATCAAACGCACATAGCTTTGTAAATTTTGTTAATTATACTACAGAATACAAGAAATTTAGGCATTATTTTATAGCAACAGATGCAACAGAAGCAGAGATTAAATGTAGTGCGATGGGAGATGGTGAAATAATATTTATGAAAGATTTTTCTGTAAGAGAAATTAATGGTAACTCAGGTGTAGGTGAAAGTTTTGATGGAAGCAATATTGTAGGAGATACGCCTTAATGGATTTTAGTAATAGAAAATGGGTAATTGTAAACGTATCTGATATAACAGATGAAATGATAGAAAGTGCAATACAATCATCTATGGATACACTTAGAAAATCATTAGATGGCACTAAAGCAATACTCAAATGGGATGGCGACACGCCTACTTGCTTTGATGGTATGACAACGTATAATCATAGCGAAATATTAACAGAACTTGCTAAATCAACTTGGACAGTAAATGAATAGTTCAATAGATACAGTTAGAACATCTTTTGTTGGAATGAGTGGCACTATGGTAGCTTGGATGGAAGTTATTCCTCCATTTTTAAGCGCTTTAACAGCTATAGCTACTTTAATATATATGATACTAAAAATAAAAAACGAGGTTAAAAAATAAAATGGAAGAAAAAATAGCTAAATTAAAAACAGATTTACAACAAGTAACTATTAAGTTAGAAGAGTTTACACAACTTAAATTTAAGTTATTGGGCGCAATAGAGATACTCGAATCTCTTGATGAGGAATCTGTTGAAGAAAAAGTAGAAGATGGCGAGTAGCATAATAACAAGAATAAAAGACCTTGTAGGCGATGAAGTTACTTCAATAGAAGGCTACAAAGACTTAATTAATTCTGGGTTTAATCATGCTGCTGATTTAATCCCATCAGACTCTGAATTGTGGAGAAGTGCTTTGATTTCACCATCAACAGATTTGTCAACGATTGATGCTTCTAATGCAAAAGTTATTTTGGTTACTAGAGAAGATAGTGGTGGTACTGATAGAGTAGCTAAAGAAGTTTCTTTGGATTATTTAAAAAGAGGTCAAGGTGACCCTACTAGCATATATTACAATGAAGGTAATTATAAAAATCCTATTTATAGTTTTGAAGCTAATGGTGATATGGTAATTAAACCAACTGGAAGTACAGTAGCTATATATAGATATCAATATTTAATAGATACAGATATTACTGAAAAAACTTCTGGAGATGATTTTGATTTTCCTCAACAAGCTTTAAACTTAGGAATATTAAAGGCATGTTCTTATCTATTGCAAGCTAAAATAAGTGAAGCTGTTCAAGAAGAAGAAGACAATGAATTGTTTGCTTTAACCCAAGGTCAAATAGCTACTATAGATAAAATGATTCAAGAAGAATTACAAAGATTAGGACTTCCTTTTCAATTAGTAGGAGATGGAAATGACATTAAATGAAATGATAGAATTAGTTAGACAGCATCATCCTAATATGGCTGATAATGAAATTAGATTACTACTCAATAGAGCATCTGATGATTTTTGCGCTAAAACAGAGCTTATTAAGCATAGTTTTAGTTTAGGTAGTGATGTAAACCCTGATTCAACAACAGCAAATAAAAGGTATTATACATTGCCAGATGAGATACTTACAATACGAGAAGTATATCTTAACAATGTAAAAATACCAAGAATGACTGGCAAACCTATTATAGATGATACAACTACAGAGGAGATGTAATGTATACTAATCCAGAAAGATATTATTATGTAGACAATGATAGGTTAGCTATAATTGAAAAGAAAGGCTCTACTACAGTTGATGGCGCAACAACAAACTATCAAACTATATCAGCAGCTAAACCTATTAGAATTAATAGTATATGTAAAGCTGACCATTTTAATACTGGAAGCAATATTAAAGAAACAGATTTTGAGTCTTCTACTGCTGGTCCATTAGGTCATATACCTCCTCAATTTCATGAAGCATTAGTATTTAAAGTAATTGCAATGGGATATAAAACTCCACCAACTATGGATATTAACATTGCTCAATACTTTGATATGGAATATGAAAAGGTAGTTAAGCAAGGAAAGAAATTTGCAAGAAGTAACTATATACAAACTGGTGTTATTGCACCTCAAGAATTTTAATGGCATTTACTAGGCAATCATTTAAGGGCAATAATTCTGTTGAACCTGCAGATACTAATAAGCAAGGTCAAGGCTCAGAAATATCTAATACTGGTTTAGATGATACTTTAGCTAATAAAAAAAGTCTTCCAGGTGCATTTAATTTATCTCAAATGACTGGAGTAAATTTTACCGAAATACCTGAAAACTTTAATAAAGATAATATATCACGATGGTTTCGTGATGATGGCAACACAACAACTTAGGAGTAAATATGTCGGCAACATTAACAGCAGATGTAATTTCAACAACTTATAAAAAAATATTATTTCAAAAAGACGATAATAAACTTTACTATACTAATAGTGGTGGAACTGCTGATGTTGAAATGACTACACTTGCAAGTCCAATGACGTTAAGCGGATTAATTACAGCTAGCGCAGGAATAAAACTAGGTAATAATATTATATATAGTCAAAATGGAACTGCATCAATAACAACTACAGACACTACGGGAGATGTTGCTGTTACTGGTGATTTAACTATTACTGGAGGAAATATTACTAACGCTATAACAACAGATGCGTTATTAACAGCTACATCAGGCGTTAAATTAGGTAACAATATTATATATAACTCTGAAGGTACAGCAGCTTTAACATTAGATACAGATGAAGACCTTACTATTACTGGAGATTTAAAGGTATCTGGTGGAATAATAGAAAGCGCAACAGACGGTGATTTAGAGGTTAGGTCTGATGGCAATATTTCTTTTTACCTTGATGATGACAATGATGAAACAGGACAAAAGTTTTATTTTTATAATGATACTAATGAAATAGCTACTTTAGATGAGTCTGGTAATCTTAAAATAGATGGAGAATTGCAAACTACTAAAATAGCTTATACTAATGGAACAGATGCTTTGACTGTCAATAGTGGGGGAAGTTTAACATCGGCAGGTTTATTAACATTAGGTGGTAACTTAGTTATACCAGATGGCGGCAATATAGGAAGTGCAACTGACACAAATGCTATAGCTATATCATCTGCTGGCGTAGTTACTTTTTCACAAAATATAGTTCAAAGCGGTAGTAATGCAAATGCATTTGCTGCAAAAACTACGTTTAGCAATGGAATAATTCAAGCTCCATTAGCTGCAACTGGAACAGTAAATTTAGAACATACTGATAGTGGAGAAATTGTATGCGTAGATACTTCTGCTGCAAGTTGCATAATAAATTTACCTAATTCAGATGTATCAGGAATTAATTATAAAATAATGGTTGTTAAAGTAGAAAGTGGAGATGCAACTCCAAATTATGATTTAACTATAAATGGCGAAAATAATGCAGACTTCTTTTTTGGCGGAGTAGCACATGTAGATATAGATAATTCTAATGCCGTAGTAAGGAGTAATAATACTGCAAATTATATTTTAACTTGTACTGATGTTGAAGTAGGCACTGTAATTGAATTAGTTTCTGATGGCACAAAATGGAATGTGTCAGGAACTGTAACTGGACCAACAGCACCAGCATTTAGTGGTTCTTAATCAATACTTATAAATAGTATTGAATAATATTAAGATATGCTTAAATTATATTAATTAAACAGGAGAAGTTATGGAATCTAGTTTTATGACATTTTTAACAGGTAACGCAGGCTTAATGACTGGCGGAGGTGCTGCTGGTATAGCATTGTGGGTACTAAAAAAAGTTCCTAATGAACATATCTGTTCTGTTGTAGAAACAACTTTTGAAACTTTAGGTAAAGCAATGACGTTAGGTCTTGGTAAATGGAAAGTTACAAAAGGACTTTGGAACTCAACAATAGAGCCATGGTTTATTGACCTTGTAGACAACTTTATGGGAGGTGCTGTAAGAGGCTTCATTAAAGGCTTAAGGTCTGATAAGTAATGAAAGATAGGATGATAGTATTTGAGGATATGATTGAATCACATACTGGTGACATCCTATGCGACGTAGGCATTAATGAAAAATATAATGCTTTTAGAAATAGACCTAAGAAATGCCCTGAATGTAACAGTCATTCAATGAGAGGCATAGAAATCTTAGGTGCATATGACGGCCCCATTATATGGGGCTGTCTTGAATGTGGGAACCTGCTAAGAAGGTTTAGCATAAAGAGAACAGAGAAAATGCTCAAGCAAGTTAAAGATACATTTACAAATCCAGATGATTGGGGTTTTTTAGAGCGTTCAGAGTTCTCGTAGGAGAATAAATGAATAGAGATAAAGGTGTAGTAAAACGTGCAATTATCACACCAGATAAGCATGTTCCTTTACATGACGTTAAAGCTACTAGCGTAGTTTTACAAGCAATAGAAATAATTAAGCCTGATATATATGTAGACCTTGGTGATTTAGGCGAATGGGGAAGTGTATCGCATTGGCAATGGAAACGTAAGAAAAAACCACCATTGGAGTATATACTACCAAACTTAGAAAAAGAAGTTGATTCTGTTAATGAATTTTTAGATAAAGTAGATAGTTCTTTAGATAAAGCAGGATGCAAGAAAAAACATATAACTGCTGGTAATCACGATGAATGGTTAGACCATTTTGTAACTGAGTATCCTTATTTGAGCCAATATGGGTTTAAAAAAGCAATGAAAGCAGATGAACGTGGGTATACCTACCATAAGCCAGGAGAATACCTTAAAATAGGTAAAATGTATTTTTATCATGGTCATCATTTTGGTGGTAACTATCATGCATCTAATCATTTAAGAAAATTAGGTTGTAATATAATGTATGGGCATCATCATAGTTTACAGCAAGATTCTGTAACACATATGGATGGTCCTAAATCAGCATGGTCATTAGGTTGTCTAAAAGACATGTCTGATAAAAAGAACAAATGGTTAGGAGGCAGACAACACAAATGGGCCCATGCTTTTGGAGTGGTAGATTTTTTTACCCGTGGACATTTTACCGTACACGTAGTCCAGATAATAGACGGAAGCGCGTCCCTGTGGGGAGAGCTAATAAAAGGTAAATCAAAATAGAAGTATTACAAATTATAGAACAATATGGAGTTCCAATCGCTGTAGCAATAGCGTTTGGTTTTTTTATATGGAAACAGAATAAGTTTATACAAGATACTCTAATGCAAGAGCTTGATGAAAGTTTTGGTAGATTAGAAGCTATTATTATTAAGCTTATAGATGCGCAAAAACAAGCGTTAATAGTACAAAAAGAAGCTAAGGCTATGATTGATACTATGATTAAAATAAATGAAGCAAATAAAAAGAAATGTGAATCATGTGGGAGTACATTAGATGGTCGATAAAGTAGTAAAATTAGCTTTTAAATTATTAGTGAAAAAGTTTAAATTAGACAAATTAGAAGCAGTCTATACGTATGTATTTGAAGATAACGAATTAGACAAAGCTGTTAAAGCTAATACAAAAGAAATTGAAAAAATTAAAGAAAGAATGATGCCTGGACATGCTCCAGTTAAAGAAAAAAAATGGTACGATAAATAATGCCTAAAAGATTAATAGAAATAAACAAGTTTACAGGAGGAATAGTAAGTACTCCATCTGCAACAGATACTGATGAGCAGTCTGCTAAATATTCATTAAACATAGACCCACAAACATCTGATGGACGATTACAAAGTATAGACAGTGATAAATATCTTACATCTGATGGGTTTGCTAGTACAGGCACAAAGTTAACTGTGCAGTATGTAAGAGAAATGATTACAGTGCCTGATAAAAATAACAAAACCTCTTTAAATCTTGTTATAGGAAGAAATTCATCTCTAGGAAATGATTTTATAGATACAATATCTATAGTTAAAGATTTATATGGAAAAAATATTGCTTTACAAGATTTGAATGACAGTTCTTTAAGCTCTATAACAAGTGAATATGATTTTCAATCTAATGATGATAAAGTGTTTATTGGACTTGGAGGTTCACCATCATCTTCATCAAAAGTAGTGATGACTCCTAGCGGCACAACTATTAATGGTCAAGATAAAGGTGGAATTGATTTATTTGATGCTGAATTATTTCCTCCAAACGCAACATCATTTTCGTCAATGTTTTCAGAATTTACAACATTTCCAATACATGGAAATACTGTTGGAACAAAGAATCTTGCTCAAGATGATTCTGATACTCCATTGTCTGTAATATATCCTGATTACGATAAAGCAGTTACTATAAACAGTGGAGTTACATTATACAAAACATTAAACCAAGATGCTGCTGTTCCAAATTCAGGTATATTAGCAGGCCTTAAAGTTGGTCAAATATTTAAATGCGCTGATGATACAGACACATTAGATGATGCTTTACTTGCTTGGAAACGATATGATTATGATATGTATGCTTCGGCAATAGCAGCTCATGATTTATTTATGTTTTGTGGATATTTAAATGAAGGTAGTTATGTAGATGTTCCTGTATTAAGATTTATAGGAAATGCTGCTACTCAAACTGCAGCTTTTACGTATGCTATAAAAGATGAAAGTTCTTCTTTATATAAAATTAGTTTAACGACAACAGTTGATGCTACTGCTTTTCCTACCAGTTCAAATACAGATATTGTAAAAGATTCTTTAGGTGCAGATTATACTATAAAAAATGTTGGCAGTCGAATAACCTCAATTGACTTATCAAGCCTTTCTAATTGGCAAGGTGGATACATTAGCGCTTTTTCTGCATGCAGTAGTCCACCTCTTTATAATTCAATAGGTTTAGCAAGTGAAGGTAGGGACCCACATGAAACAAATGGTGAAATTTATTATAATAACGGACATTTAAAAATATTATATAGACACGGTATATTTTATATTGGTAATAAAAATCAAACAAGTGCAATGTATAGATTAAATGCTATTGATTTTCATTCTTTAACAGATTTAGGTGTTAAAATAGAAGGTATTAGATTAGATTTTTCAAGAATTCCTGACCAATTACATGCTGAAGGTGGAAAAGGAATCGTTAGAAGAACTATTGAAGACCAACTTTTAAATCCACCAGAAGACCCTGCGCGACATACATGGAGCAATATCCCTCAAAATGCTGAAATTATAGGTATATGTGAAACCTTTGATTGTGGTCAAATAACAAAAATAACTCCAGAAACTGGTAGTAATACATATAGTAATGTTTTTGGATATAAAATTACGGGTGGTAGTGGTGGCCAACACAGATTAACTAGTGGAGATAAGGTTAGATTTGCTGGTATGACAATTAGCGCTGATTCTCATTCTGTTGTTACTTCTAGTGCTTTAGAAGATTTTAATGTAAGCGCACCCTATGAAGTAAGTGTCGTAGAAGAAGGACAAGCTTTTTGGATAAATTCTGGCAGTGCAAGTAAAATTCCAGAAGCACATATTGGTCCTAATTATAGGGCTGCTATGTGGTGGAATGCTAAAGTATGGGTTTTGTATGGTAAAAAATCAAATACAGCATCTTTTGATAAATGGGATTTATTTTTATATAATGCAAATACATTAGAAATGGACAACAGCCGAAATATTTATATGGCTGATAGAACTCCTCCATTTCAACAAGCAAGATATTATGAAACTACTACAAAAGATTCTGATGAAATAGGTAAAATATGGTATCCTGGGCAATTTGCGTTTATAAAAAAAGACCCTACTCCAGGTTTTAGCAATGCAGGAACAGATGATGGTGAATATGAAGGACAAGGGTTGCAAATTGGAGATGTTGCTTTGCCAGGCTCGTTTGTTGGTGATGAATCAGGTGACCAAGATTCAGGTATGTTTTGTGAAATTGCTTTTTATGACAAGGCAGGAAGATGGTCTTCTGCTGGAACAAAAAATGTGTTTCCAGAAGATGCAACTAATTTTGATAACCCTGTTGATTGGGTTGGAGGACTTGATGGTCCAATAGCAACTATAGGAACTCAAGATTCCCCGTATGGACATCTTAATGGCGCTTTAATGATTGGAAATAATATAGGATGGTCTACTGAAGAAAATGAACATAGACAAGTAAAACCATTGAATAATTCTTTACATCCACATGTTCCATATTCTACTTTATACAATAGTAATTTAGTTTATTGCGGGTTTAATAAATTTGATAGCAGTTCAATAGGTGGCGCAAACCATGAAGCTGTAAATTATGCTGATTATTTATATAATGGAGATGGCTATAGTGAACCTGACGATAGATTAAAAAATCACAATAGGCCAAAACATGCTGTAACTTTTATAGGTAAAGTTAAAGGAACTTTTGTAGCGCATCCAGGTATTATCCAAAGAACTGGAATACTTTCAACTATGTTTTCTCATGACCGTATGGATAGAGCTTTTGAAGTCAATAAAAATTATCCAAGTAAATTAAAAAAATATAATGATGATTATACATTGTTTACAATAGATGATTTTAGTGGCCATTCAGGTTCTGTTATACAGGATAATGGCGATTTAAGCATGAGTCTTAGTAACTCTAATAACGATGAAAAAACTCCATTAGGGGGAGTAGTAACGTGGAGACCTAATTTTGGAGGACCTGAAATAGAAAATCCTAAATTTAGACAAACTACAAGAATTATAAATGGTATAGAAGTTGGGTCTTTAAGTAGTGTTAATGGAGGTTATGGTCATAGCAATCCAAGTGATAATGATAAAGGTTGGGATGGTTATGCTCCACCATGTTTATTTAACCCAGGAAGCGGTTATTATGTTTATATAAATCGTTCATGGCAAAATATGTCAGAAATAAATGCAAGACCTTTAAATCCAATTTTTTACGCTAATTACACTAGTAATGTAACAACTTGTTGGGGGTTTAACAGTACTTTAGATTCTGTTGGAAGATTTAATAATTTTAGTAGTACCTGTATATCTGATAATGTTGCAACGCATTCAAGAGCTATTATAAAACAAAATATAAATGATAGTAATCGATATATCAATATGGAAGCACCTGCACATGAATCTGATGGTAATTCTATTAGTACTAGATTTTATCATGTACCTAATAATACTTATGTTGCAGGTTCTGGCGAATTTAATTTAACTTTTCGAAGCATGCCTAGTCACGCACAATCTATTTGCACTATGCATAAATTATCTATATCAAATGAACATGCTATTAATAATATATTTCCAGTAATTTTAAATACTAATATTGCTACTGACCAAACCGCAGGTGGAGATTTTGTTCCTGCATACATTTGTGGACTTACCAATGAAGGAACTAATGATAGCGGAATAGCTATAATAAGAACTAATTTTGATTATATATGGGATAAATATGCAAACAATTTAGATAGTAGCGTAGATGGTTCATTTGACCAAGCTATACTATTTACAAATCATTCAGAACCTTCATCTGAAAGTCTTCCTTATAGATATGCTCTAAACAGACGAGGTACTCATCTTGCAGAAATAATAGACATAACTGATGCAAATACTGCTTATGCTTCAACTACTGATAGTTTAGATGGAATGCAAATAAAACAAATAAATATAGATACATATAATGACAATGTTATTGGAAATAAATTAGTAGCATTAAGCCAAAAACCACTTAAAGGATTTACCGCTACATCAGTAATTGCAGATGCTGATTTTGATGTATGGGTTCAAACTAATTCTGAAGATGGTTCTAGTTTGTTTTTAGGCTATGAAGACAACGCATACACTAGAAACGTTGGTTCTCCTTTAGATGAAGATTTAAATGGTACGTTTTTTAGTGCAAATTCAGGAAAAATATTTGATTCTGTAAACGATTCAACTATTCTTACAACACTTACTGGAGGATTAGATTTTGCAAACTCTGCTCAAGGTACTTCAGGAAATATAGTAGAAGGAGATTATTATTATAAACTTGCTTATGAATATGATGATATATATCATTCTCCTTTAACTTCTACTTCTATAAAACATACAGTAAGTCCAACTGTTGCTGGTGAAGTGTTTGACTATATAAGTGTTACAGTTCAGCTACCATCGTCTATTGTTACTTCTATTCCTAAAAGAGTTACTGGAATTGCTGTATATAGAAAATTTGAAGGTGGGGAAGATGATGCTTATAGTTTAGTAAATATTGTTAAAATATCTGATAATTGGATTTATAATAGTGCTAATGACATTTATACAAAAACAATTTATGATAAAGATACTTTAATGGGAACATATTTTGCTAATAATGGAATAGATGAAACATTACAAAATACATCATTAAATTATGGGTTATCTGCTGTAAATCAAGGATATTTATTCGTAACTAAAGCTTTTCATCCTAATTTAAGTGATGTTAAAAATTATATATTTAGGTCGCAACCTGATAACTTTTTTACTTTTAATTGGATAGAAGATTTTGTTATAATGCCTGAAGTGCCTATAGCAATGGTTAGTTTTAATAGCAGACTATATGTATGGGGTCAAAACGCATTGTATAAATTAGACCCATTTAGTATGCTTATAGAAGATACGTATGAAGGTGTTAGTATTATAAATAAAGACTCTTTTGTTAAAACAGAATATGGTCTTTGTTTTATGGATAAAAACAATGTGTATATACACGATGGCAATAAACCTGTAGCTATAGCAGATGCTATATTGTATTCATCTAATGATTCTGTTGTTTACAATACGACTGGAACTGATGGATATATAAAACTTCAACAAGGCTATAGAGAACTAGTAGAGCAAACTATTACTAATGGGCATAAGCCACATATAACATATTCTGGAAAACATAATAGTTTTTTAGTTCATTTATCTAATGCCTCAACAGATGGAAAAACATTTGCTTTTAATTTAAATAAAAGAAGATGGGATTTGTGGGATTCTCCAAAACCTTATGCAATAACATCTTCTAAAGATTCTGATATTATTATTGCAGATACAGACAATATATATAATTATATTGACCTTAAATCTGAAGAGTTTACAGACTACAATAGACGAACATGGGATTGGTTTAGTAAAGACATTAATTTTGGAACAGATACTCAAGACAAAGTATTTAGAAGCATTAAGTTTTTAGGTACTCCTAGTATATATGAAACAGGAAATACAATAGGTGTATATGATTCTTCTAATTCTAAAACAGCATCTGTTCAAGCATATGTAGATAATGATTTAGTTGATTTGACAGTTAAAAATAAGTTTTATGAAACTATTAATTTAGGTGGAACGTATTTATTTAGTAATTTGTTTGATGCTAATCCTACAGTGTCTACGTTGCATATTAAAACACAAATTCAGCCTAATACTTCTAATGGAGCAGGCACTCAAGTAAATGAAGGTAATCAGAGTTTTATAAGAGCTGGACATTTAATTAAAATACAAAATGAAATTATGTTAGTTAAAAGCGTTACAAACTATACAAGTTTTACGGAATTATTTGTTGAAAGAGCAGTAATGGGAACTACAGGAGAAGTTCATATAGGTGGAGTAACTCAAACTATAGATATAGTATCTCCTATACTTAAGTTTCCAGCAGGAACAAAGGGTAAAAATCTTAGTATTAGACTTACTGGGCAAAAAGGATATATTGATTCTATTGGTGTAGTTTACAAACCTAAAAGTATTAAATAATGGCTAGAAGACGCCTTACAAGAAAAAAAGTTAATGACCCTATAGTAGATACTGCTTTAAGAGATATATACGATAAAATAGAGCATTTAATGCCTGAAACAGCTGGCAAGGCTTCTAAAACAGCACCGCAAATAGGTGATTTTCAACTTGTTAACAATGGTGACCAAACATCCTTAGCTCAATATACTGAAGAAGGTTGGATGGTAGATATGAACTCTAATTATGCTAGCGTATCTAATTCTAAAGACTTTAGACCTTCTGTTGGCTCATCTGGTAAAAGCAGAACCCCTGTAAAAGGAGAAGCTGTAAGATATGATAGAAATAAAAACATTGCTATTACAAACGATAAACAAGAAAGACTTTTATTAAATAATACAGGCAATGAATTACGCGTTAGAAATGCTAATAATACAGCAGATGCTAAAGTAGTAGCTAAAAATTTTAATGTTACAGGAGGTACAGCAGCTAATGTAGGAGACATTACCCATGAACCTAAAACAGATTCACAAACTGATATTGTTAAAATAACAACAAATAATTTATTTATTCCAGGTGCATTAACAGGTGAATCAGTTCAAACAGCTGTAACTATTCAATCTAATGCAGACCAAGACGCAGTTATATCTTTAGGAGATACTACTCCTAATTGGGTTATGGGACTTGATGTTTCTGATAATAATGGAACTAGTGCCTCAGGTAAATTTAAAATACACGCAACAACTGATAGTACTTTGCCTGATGCAGCAGATTTTGAATTAGATGTAGATGGTAACCTTGTAACTGCAGGTACTATAACAGATGGCAGTGGAAATGTGTTGGGTGCAGATTCTAGTATATTAAAAACAGGTACTTCAGCACCTACATCAGCATCTGATTTTTCAGCAGGAAATGGCTCTATGTTATGGGATACTACTACTTCAAATTTATATGGATTAAAAAATGATGGTGGTAAAATATTTAAATGGTCAGGAGCAGATTATTTAGATTTGCAATTTAACATTAGTGGATTTAATGATAATATTATAGGAAATACTATACTCATAACAGCTGGTGGTACTTCAGTTAATTCTAACCTTCATTTTGATTGTACATTTAACAATCCTTCGGGAGGTACTTTTGCTGGAAGTATTACACATTCAGGAGAAACTAATTCAGGACAAGCTGGTTTTCCTTTATCTTTTACTCAAGCAGATTGCACTGGAAATCCATTGCAACTCATTAATTTTAATGATGGTTCAACTATAGATTTATTATCACCTGATAATGCAGATAGTTGGACTTCTGGTCGAAAAAGACAATCATTTACTATTGGCGTTAGCGATGGCAGCACAACTAAATTTGCTTATATAAATATTGATTTTAAAAATAAATTTTTTTATGGATATAGCACACAAGCAACTGCTTTGTCTAATATTCCATATAGTCTTAGCGGAGGAGGTGATTCTTTTGTTGCAACATCTATACCTACTTTAGCTCCTACATCAATAACAACTTCAGCAGCTGATAATTATATATGGGTATGCTATCCTTCTAGATTAACTGGTTCAGCTCCAACATTTAAAATTAATGGTTTTGCTACCACATTTATTGAAAATACTAATTCAAATACAGCAAATAGTGCATCTTATGCTTATATAGAAGAATTTAAATTATGGCGTAGTCCTAATAGTTATAATAATGCAACACTTACATTGGAGATAAGCTAATGGCTGTAGAAATAGGAGATGTGTTAGGAGGTATTGGTAGTGGATATAGTTATAGACTTATAAAAGCTAAAGATATTAATGTTACAGAAGCAGATGCATTAACTAGTTTAACTGATGCGGATATATTTATTGTAGACGATAACGCAGCGGGAACTCAAGCTTCTACAAATAAAATAACAGCTGCTAATATGAAAACTTATTTTCAAACAAATGTATTAGCAACTACAGTTACTGTTTCAGATAGTACTTCAAATACAAATTTTCCAGTAGTATTTCATGACGAATCTAATGCTTTATTAGATGATACTGGTGCGTTAAGATATAATCCAAGCACAGGGACACTATTAGTTCCAAATTTATCAGTTAGTGGAACAACAACGCAAGTTGATACTGTAACAATGAACGCTCAAAATGCAGTAGTTTTTGAAGGAGCGACTCCAGATGACCATGAAACAACGCTTTCAATAGTAGACCCTACAGCTGACCGCACTCAATATTTAATTAATCAAAGTGGCTATATTCCATTATTACAAGCATCTACAACTACTGCAATAACTTCTACTCCAGAAGAATTAAATATACTTGATGGAGTAACTGCTACTGCTAGTGAATTGAATATTTTAGATGGCGTAACTGCAACTGCTACTGAAATAAACATATTAGACGGGTTAACAGCGTCTACTACCGAAATTAATCTTTTAGATGGAACAACAACAGGAACAGTTGTAGCTAGTAAAACAGTTGCAGTCGATTCAAATAAAGATATTACAGGGTTTAGAAATATAACTTTAACAGGTGAATTAGACGCTGTTAGTTTAGATATATCAGGCAATGTAGATATTGATGGAACTTTAGAAGCAGATGCTATAACAGTAGATGGAGTTGCTTTAACAACTTATATTTCAAATACTGTTGTAAATGCTTCTTTATTAGCTTCAACAGTAGGTGTATATGCAAACAATAGTACTAACGAAACAGTTTATCCAGTATTTTCAGATGTAGCTACAGGAAATGTAGGTTTAGAATCAGATACTGGGCTTACATACAATCCAAGTACTGGGCTATTAACAGCTACAGCATTTTCTGGTAATGTAACTGGCAATGTAACTGGTAATGTAACTGGCTCATCTGGCTCAACTACTGGCAATGCAGTTACTGCTACAGCATTAGAAACAGCAAGAAACATTGGAGGTGTGTCATTCGATGGTACTGCAAACATAGACCTTCCAGGTGTAAATACAGGAGGCACTCAAAATACGACAGGAAGAGCAAATACAGCTTCAACATTAGCAAACTCAAGGCAAATAGGTGGTGTACCTTTTGACGGTAGTCAAAATATAACTCTTCCAGGCGTAAATGCAGCAGGTAACCAAAATACATCAGGCAATGCTGCGACTGCGACTGCTCTTGAAACGGCAAGAAATATAGGCGGAGCATCTTTTGATGGAACAGCAGATATTGATTTGCCTGGAGTAAATACAGCAGGAAATCAAAATACATCAGGTACTGCGGCTGTAGCAACTGATGTTACGCTTACATCTTATTCAGGCTCTGACGCACAATGTTTTCCTGTTTTTGGATTAAATGGAGCAGGAAATCAATCCTTGAACACAGATTTTAGTTTACAATGGAATGCTAGTTCTAATGTTTTAACTGCACCTTATTTTGTTGGTGATTTAACGGGTGATGTTACAGGTAATGTATCTGGGTCTTCTGGTTCATGCACTGGTAATGCTGCAACTGCAACTTTAGCATCAACTGTAACTATTACAGATAATGAAAATACTAATGAAATTAATGCAATTGTATTTACTTCAAGCGGTGCTCTTGAAGGTGGAGATTTAGGATTAGAATCTGATGGTAATTTAACTTACAATCCAGCATCAGGAACATTAACTGCTACTGTTTTTAGTGGAGCGCTTTTGGGAAATGCTTCAACTGCAAGTTCAGCAAGTACAATCACTGGAGGTATTCAAAGTAATATTACAACATGCGTTAATCTTGCTACTGTTGGTACAATTGGAACGGGGGTTTGGGAAGGAACTAATATTGCTATTGCACATGGTGGAACTGGAGCTTCTAATAGCGATGACTGGTTAAACAGCAGAATAACTACAAATGCAGATGGTACTTTAAATTATGATGCTACTAGTGCAACTGCTCCTAATCATGATAGTTTAGCAGGATTTGAACCAAATGAACATATAGATTGGACTGGAGCAAGCGCTGGAACTATACATGCTACTAATTACACCAATACGACTTATAGTGTAATGGACACAAATAATAGTTATGCTGCTGGATTAGTTCCTGGTGGTAACGAAACTCATAATGATACTTATCTTAGAAAAGATGGTACTTGGGCTGCTCCTCCTACAGGAACTACTATTACTAATTATATTACAAATGATGCAGATGATACTATGGAAGGCACTTTAACTATAGATAAAGATTATTCTGGTACTACTGGTGCTGTTATTAAAGGTTTAGTTGTTGATGCAGACCAAACAGGTAGTTTAGCTTCTAGTCAAATATTACAAGTTACTGGAATTGAAGTAGATATTGAAAATGATTCTAATTCTCATGCTGGTAGTTCTTCTATTATAAATTATGGAGCAAAAATTAATCTAGATACAAGTATTGCTGGTGGGAATGGTGGTGCTAATTATGGTTTGCATGTTACGACAACGGGTGCAAATACATCAAGCTCTTACGGTTTATTTATAAACAATATAGATGGCGGTGACGACATTAAATTAAGAAGCTCTGCTAACAATGCTGATTATTCTACTATATCAACTACTACTAATGGAGCTACAACAATTTTAACAAAAGATGGAACAGGGGAACTTGCTCATCTTACATTAGATATAGATGGCGATATAGAACTTAATGCTGATGGTGGAGATATTATATTTAAAGATGACACTGCTCCATTAGCTACAATTAATTCTGATGGTTTAACCATTAGATATGATGGTAGTTCTAATGCTGTGTTAAATTCTGTTAATGGAGCTGGAGATTTTACTATTTCTACTGTAGGTAATATACTTGGAACAGGCGTAACTAATGAATTTACTTTAAAAAATGCAACAAGTGCAGGTGACCAATATGCGGTATTTGGAAATGGCAGTGAAGCTGTAACATTAACAAGTAAAAGCACGCAAGATATAAGATTAAATACTAACTCAGGAACTGATTCTGGCTTTCTTCATATAACAGATGGTGCAAATGGTTTAATTACTTTGCAACCAAATGGAACAGGGACTTTATTGTTAGGTGTTAATGGAGGCGCTGTACAATTTGCAACTAATACATTTTTAGATTCTAACGGAAATCCATTGTTTGGAACAGCTGTAGCTTCAAGTGCTGTTAATAATGTAGAATTAGGTAACGCAGCTACAGGTAATGCTGTTACATTAAAAGCTACAGGAACAGATGCTAATGTACCACTTACAGTTTCTACTAAAGGAACAGGTAATATGATTTTAGAGGGCGGTGGAAATATTGAAGTAAATGCTGATGGCGGAAATATTACATTTAAAGATAATACTACAGAACTATTAAAAGTACAAGCCGAGGGTATCAGATTTCCAGACCAACATGGTATCCTTTTTAATGAAGATGATGTAGATAAAATTTATGGAGATGGCGATGACATAGTTATTTCAAAAGACGATACTGATTTAATCTATATCAAGGATGATGAATTACAAACAGCATTGCCTTTAAAGGTAAAAGAATCAGCAGCAGCTGTATCAGATACTGCAGCATATGGTCAAATATGGATTAAAAATAACACTCCTAATGAACTTGCTTTTACAGATGATGCAGGTACAGATATTACTGGAATAGGTAAATATATGTATGATATTCAATACGTTGGGTATTACTCTACATCAGCTGGTCCATCATACCTTCCAATAAATGGATATATATTTGAACAAACAAGTACGTCAGGAAGAAATGAGTATATTGCTTTTGTAGCACCTTATAATGGGACATTAGAAAAAATTATGTGGAGAAGTGAAATTGCACAAGATGGAACATTTAGAAATTTAATTTGGGAATCTACAAATGGAACAGAGGTTCCAGGAACTATTCATGGCAGATGGGACCCAGTTGTTGATGTTGCAGATGATACTACTGTAGAATTTGATTATACTACGACACCTACGAGTGGTACAAATGCTTTAACTAAAGGCAGAATATATGCTATTTCAATAGACCCAGTAACTGCTCCAAATGATACGAATGCTACAATAGTATTTAAATGGGATATAACGTCATAATTTTTAATTGGTTTAATAAAGAGCAAAGTATTATATTATAATGATATTTTCTAATTAAAAGGAAGATTTATGAATTTAGAGCAAATACAGAATTGGGCACAAAATGGTCCTATGGCTAATGATAAACAAAGTTTATTATTACCTGCACTAAGTGTAGGGGCATCTCTTGCTGGTGGTCTTATGGCTATGAGAAAAAACCCAAACCGACCTATTACGCCAGGAGAAGTTGCAGGAGATTTATCTAGAAGCCAAGGCGTAGTCAATCAAATGCAAGCTGGTTATGGACAAATGCAAAGCATGGGTCAAGGATTAATGGACCCTAATAGCGCTATTAACCAACAACAACAACAGATGATTAGAAATCAATCTGCTGACCAACTAGCTATGCAACATATGTTAGCTAGAAGACAGGCAGCAGCTATGGGACAAGATTCTGGTATTACAGCAGCTCAAAATAGAGCGATGCAATCACGAATGGCTCAAGGTGCTATGCAGCAAAGTCAACAAGCTTTTATGCAGAATAGAATGCAAGGAATGGGCGTTCTCGGGCAATCTCAAGGACTATTAGGAAATATCGGTAGAATGCAAATGGGTCTTGATGAAAACATTGCACAAGCTAGATTAGCTGAAAGAAACTATGAACAGCAAGAGTTTGAAAGAAGAAACATGGCAATGTCTAGTATGTTGGGTGGTATAGGTTCTGGTTTAATGGGTGCTTACGCACAAGGGATACCTAAATAATGGCTTTACAATTTGATATGTCTAAAAACAATTGGCAACAAGATGTAATGTTGCAAGAACAAATGCGTACTCTTGGTGAAAATTTAGGTGATGCTGGTGCAGTAGTTGGGCAAAAACTATTTCCAGAAGGTGGTAAAAATTTATTAACTAAAGCATTAAATATTCCAGGGGCAATTGGAGCTACTGGACTTGCAATAAAAAAAGGAACTAAAGGATTGCAAGAAAAAATTAAAGACACTCGTCAAAACATATCTACTGGAATTAAAAACACAGGTAGAAAAGTTAAACAAGCAGCAGATACAGCTGTAGATTTATTTATAGGCGACAAAGATATGCTTGACCAGTTTGAAGGTTCTCAAGATAGTCCATTAGTAAAAGCTTTAAAGCAGAGAAAATTAAAAAGATTGCAAAAACAAGCTAGAAAAAAATCTTTAATTCCATCAACAGAAATGTCTGATAAATATGTTACTGAAAGACCTCAAGATGTTGAATTTGGAGATGTTGATTTTGGGTTGCCAAGTGAAATGTATAGAAAACAAATTCCTATGCCTGGTCTTGAACCTCTTCCAGAGTTTGAAGCTCCTATTCCTAGACCTGCTAAAGAATTATACACTATACCAGCTGAAATAGAAGCTAAGAGAAAAAGAGATGTAAATAAAATGCCATTTAATCCTGGTGCTTTATATAGTAGTAAGGAAGCTGAAGCTAGGGGCGCATTAATGAATCAAATTTATGGTCCATTGCAATCTTTGATAATGCAACAACCAAATAATCTTCCAAAAACAACGAGAACTGATGGTGCGATGGACATGAGAGTTAACAATCCATATTAGAGGAACATATGAAATTAAGTGAAGCTATAGCACAACGACAACAAAACGCAGAAAATCAATTCTTTACTAATCTGATGCAATTTGGCATGAACAATGACCCTGTATTTGATACTAGTGGCGATACACCTGTATACAAAGGCGATTCTATGCCGTTGCCATCAAAAACAGAAATTTGGAATCAGTATGTGCAAATTAAAGGCGGTAGACTATCGCCTCAAGATTTAGGATTATTTGAACAATACTACAATTCAGTAGTTGCAGCTAAAGAACAAAATACTTTAAAGGGATTACAAAATCTTGCTAATAGAGGCTATGAAGCAAAAGATATACGTAAGATAGTAAAGGACACTCCAGACTTATACAATAATTTATTAGACATGATTAGCGATGCAGAAGCTACACAAACTCCTGAAGGATTACAACAAGCAGCTGCTATTAAATCATTTATACCATTAGATGAAGATGAAAGTTTACTTTCAAGAGCATCAGAATTTGTTTCAGAAAATCCTATTAAAACAGGATTTGGTGCTTATGGTGCTTTAAGAGGTGGGGAATATCTTTTATCTGGTAAATCAAAAGGTATTGGAAAAACATTAGGACTTGAAGATGTTAGTAAAAAGAAAACACCTAAGTCTAAAGCTAAAGCTAGAATAAAAAATATTAGAAAATTAACTCCTAAAGTAGGAACATCATTAATTGCTAGCGCTGTTGCGCCAAGTCTAGGTGAAGCAGTAGCAGGTGAAACAGGCAGAGAAGTAGGAGAATATGTTGGTGGTGGTTTAATGACTGCCGCAGGAGTAAGAGGATTATTAGGTTTGACATCTAAAGTTCCTCATCCTATAGCTAAAGGCCTTGGATATGGTGGATTAGCTGCTATGGGACTATACGACTTATATAATACTGCAACAGAAGAATAATTTATGGCTGAGTTCCAACCACGATTGGATGAGCGTACTGTAAGAACATTAATTGATTCTTATAAAAAGAATCCAGACGCTTATGCAAACCTTAAAGACACAATACAGCAACACGCTGACTATCACAATATACCTTTCTATAGCGGTGAATTTAGTATATCTGATGCATTAACAGACCTTGGCTCAGGGTTTATAGAAGGTTTTACTACATTAAAAGTAGGCGACACTCCAGACAACGAATACGAAGCAATCTTTAAAAACCTAGGGCATTTAGCTGGTTTTGCGCCTGGTATTATAGGAGCGCCATTAGGTGCTGCTGCTAAAGTATCTGCTAAGTTAGGACTTAAAACTACATCTCTTATGACGGCAGCTAATACTGCTCGTTCATTAAATAACAAATCTGTTCCTATGGCTGTTGCTAATTTTGCAACTAAACAAACAAAAAAAATTGTTAAACCATTTCTAAATCAAGGTAGACTGGCTAAAAATGATGCAGTAAGGACTGCTAGTAATTTTATATTAGGTGAAAGAGCTAGACATATAGCTGAAGGTGCATTTCATTTAGGAGCAGCATCAGCAGCATCAGCTTGGCAAGGTGGTGTTGATGAAATGATGGCTGCATTTGTAGGTGGTGCACAAGCTGGTGGTGTATTTAGAAGCATAGGTAACTTTGTTAATACTGGAAGTGAAGCTGGCAATAAAGTAGCTAAGACATTAGCGGGTTCATTGTTTATGGGATTACCTGCTACTATGAGAGGTGCAACTACACCCGAACAAGTATATGAGTATGTTATGGGTGCTTGGTTTGGTGGACAAGAACGACCATGGACTGTAGCTAAAGCACAAAAGTTTTCACAAAAATATGAAAAAGATGCACAAAAACCTGGCAACGAAGCATTGGTTGAAATATATGACCCTGCTAGACATCCTGAGTTTAGTAAATTACCACCTGAAGTACAAAAAGAAGTAGTTACTCAGTTTAATCAAACTAGAGGAACTGTAGAAGAACAGGTTCAACGAACAGCTGCTAATGAATTACAAAGACAATTAAATATAGAAACAGAAAAACTATTAGAGCAAGAAGGTGTGCCTAAAGTAGAAGTTAAAACTGAGCCTACTAAAATAGTAGAGAAAGAAAAAGAAGTATTTGAGACTGGTAGTACAGAAGAAAGTAACGTAGGCGTAGAACCCACTATAGACCCAAAAATAGGTAATAAAGCTCAGAACATAGTTAGATTTGATATGCCTGATTTCTTTAAAGGTAAAGAATTAACATCTCAACAAAGATTAGACCAGACAGCTGAGATAACAACTAAGATGTCTAATATATTAGACAAATACGTTAGAGGTCCCAAAACTAATGAGTCATCGGATGCATTTAAAGAAGTGCAAGAGATGTTACAAAAAGATTATAAATATCAAATTAACAATTCTAATAGAGACCCAGAAAGAGTATTGCGTACAGAAGGTGATATAAGGCAGTTTATTACTCGATATAAAAACGACAAGGTTACAGAAGTACTTACGACAGATGGTAGCAATATATACTTTTTAACACAACAGAACGCTAAGAATTTAGCAGGTAATAAAAAAGTATTAACAGAGCCATTAAAAATAGCTGACCAAATATGGAAGAAGTTAACTGGTAAAGATGAGCGTGCGCATACGTTTCTTGACCATATAGTTGTAGAGGGTGAAAATGGTCAACGTGAAATATCATTACAGAAGCTTAAGCAGATGGAGTACGCAGAGTACGGCGGTGCAAAAGATTACTATAATTTAGTAGGCAGCACTATAAAAGAAATGAATAAAAAAGGTTATAGTTATTTTGGTGGTAAGGGTACTGCAGATAGGCTATACTTTATGAAACACCATCCTAAAAGCAACACCGCTGGTAATATGCGAACTATTATATCTCAATTTAAAGCATCAGATATTCGTGCGCTTAGAAATGATTTTAAGAAAAAATATAATTTAACTCAAGCTGAGTTTGACAGGGGATTTGCATCTAATGTATTATGGCAGTTAGAAATGAATGGTTTAGAGTTTACACCTGCTAATATTAAAAAGATGCAAGGCGATGGGTTTTTAAAGAATGCAATAGCATTTAATAAAAGACTACCACTATTAATGACAGATGCATATTCTGCTGAAAAAGAGTTTTTTACTAACAAACAAAGCCCTGGGTACATAGCTGATTTAGTAGAGGGTAATTTTAGATACAATATTATACCTGATTTTGGTCAAAACTTATCTAAACGTTTACAAGATAAAATGAAAGAAGCAGCTAAGTTTTCAGACATAGAATCTACTAAAACAGAAGAACATCTTGATGGAGCTATCATAGCTAGAGACGATGTAGTAAAAGCCTTGAATTTAGAAAAAGGTACGCCTGAGTCTGGTACCAATAAATCATTAATAGTATCTCCTAATGCTGAACACGGTGCATTGCTTGGTAAATATGCAATACACCCAGCAGGACCTAAGTTATCAGCAGAAATGAAAGATGCTAATATACATATGAATATTATGGCATCTGCTGTTAAACAAAAAGGCACAAGAGAGTTTTATGAAGTATATGATTTAGACCCTACACATATCAAACAAGATTTAGGCATAAAGCAAAGTAAAAAGTTTATTGCACCGCAAAGTATCAAGAAACAAATGCTTACTAATTTAGTAGAAGCTATGGCGTTTCAAAAAGCATCTAAGGATGGTTTTACTGTTAAAGAAGCAGTTGATGGTATATTTAAAGATTTTATGGAACCACGTATTAAAGGTGATGCAAAAGCTAATGAAGCATTAGATGCGTATTTAGAAAAACTTCCCACAGCATCAGATAAACAATTAGCTAAAGAACTAGATAAGTTAGACTTTGATGCTATTGGGCTAGAACGTATAACAGATGCAATGAAACAACCTGGCAATCAATTGTTTTCTAAGGCATTTTATAACTATTTATTGTTAAATAGAAAATCTGCTATAAGAGAAGAGTATGCTGAAGGTGTAATGACAGAAGCAGAATACGATGCAAATAATAGGGAAGTTGAGTATTATCATTCTGTTGCACAAAAGATGATATCAGCTGCACGTAAAGACGCTATTAGACGTGGTAAACCAGAGAATGAAGCTAACATATTTACGCATCCAGATATAAACAAATATAGAGATAAGATGATGTCTAGCTGGATAGTAAACTCTGTTACTAAACCAAAGGTTAAAAACTCTGCTGCAGCTATTATTAGACCATACGATGAAGGATTACAGAAAGATTTAGATGGCGTTAATCCTAGATTAAAAGAATTAAATACAAATTCTAAAATATTCTTCCTTGGAGATAAACATAAAAAGAAAATTGTTGAAACAGAGCTATATGGAGAGAAAACACTCGAAGAGCTATATAACACGTACTTAAGTAAAAGTACTCCAGAATCGGCTAAAAAACGGCTAGAAGAGGTTTTTAGGACTGCAGTTATAAGAGTTCCAGCAGATTCTAACTCTGGTACACAGATACTGCAGTTTGCTGGATTTACTGGTAGAAATGACTATGGCATACTAATGCATGGGTTAAAAATGAGAGCGTTAGGTGGTGCTGACCTTGATATTGATTCTGCGTATATGTATTTTGGTGGTAAAGGTGGATTGAAAAAAGAATACAAAGATGTAATGGAAGCTCAAGAACAAGAGTTTTATGTTAAACAGAAAGATGGTAGATTTAAAATAGCTGATAACAAAGCTAAAGAGTTTGAGAAAAAGCTTATACAAGAATATAGCCCAAGAGAAGACGCGTTATTTAAAAGTCAGGCTGGTATGTTTGCGCCTAATATGCGACATCAAGCATCAGAAGGTGCTGTAGAAGGTAGAGGACTTCTTGGTGGAGCTGCTGTTAATCCTAAAAACATTATGGCATCTGCATATCAAATGATACTTAATAAAGGTAAAGATGAATTTACTGTTAAGCATTTTGGTAAAGATGTAAAAGTAACTCTTACCCCTAAAACTAAACCTCAAGAAATAGATTACGCAAATAAACTAATGCGTGCTACTGTTGGATTTGCATCTGATGCTATGGATTATGGTAAGCCTAAAGGTTATGAGAATTGGTATAAACAAGCATTAGAAGCTCACTTTACTGTTAAATCAAAAGTGCCATTAGCTAAGCTAAATGTTTCAGAGTTTAATAAAAATGGCGTTATTGGTATGCTAAGTAAAGCTAATAATGCATACTATGGCAAAGATTATACAAATCAACGTCAATATACTATGGAAGATAGAAAGAATCTTACAGCAGAACTTATGGCTGAAGACCCAAAGAATATTACTACTATGACGCCTAAAATAGCTAGGTTATTGCATAATATAGATTACTCTGACCACGCATTAAATAGGGTAAAATTTGATAGAATAACAGATTTATATAATAACTATAACAAAAGTGTAGCTGAGTATAGTTCTTTAAAAGGTATGTTAGGAAGAAGAACATTAAAAACACCTACTCCTACAGTAATTAATAAAGTGTATAAATACAATTTATTAAACCCTGATGCATTAGTTGCAGCTGCTAAAAACAAAGCTACCTTTTACGATGTTATAAAAGGAACTAAGTTTGCTACATTTAAAAAGGCAAAAAATAAACTTTACACAGAACAAGAACGCATTGCTGTATTAGAACGATTAAAAGAACAGGCTGGTGATTTTTCTGGTAGAGACATACAAACAATGGTTACTGTACAAGAACTTGTAAAAATTATAGATGTTGTAAAGAAAAGAGTTCCTGGTATTACAAAAGCTGAAGTAAATGCAATGATAAAAGATGCGCATACTACAGTAGAAAAATTAAAAGCAGAATCATATTTAATGAGAGATGATAGGAATAGTTTAGATGCTGAGCTTGATAGTGGAAGACAAAGAAAGTCTAAAGGCTCATCTATTAAAGACCAAAATGCTATTGATGCAGAAATAAGAAAATGGAAACGTAATAGAACTGACATAGAAAAAAGATTGTTTGATACATTAATGTTAGGTTCATTGAATCGTGGTAATCCTGAAAGGTTAGCAGAACTAAACGCAATTAAACTAGAAAGACCTTTAACTAATAAAGAACAAAGAGAATATAATACAGAGCTTACAAATACAGCAAGAACGTCATCATCTATGCTGGGATACAACAGCGAAGCTATGGAAACTAATTCTATTGGAAAGTTTTTAGGTGAAATAAACAATACATACAACGAAGTATCTACTCATCGTGCACCAGAACAAATACGAAAAGAAGGAACTATACTATTAGAAGAACCTACTAAAAAAGAAAGCATTGAAAAAGGATGGCCTGAGGAATCTGATGCTAAACTAACAGAAGTATTTACTACTGGATGGGAAGGCGTTAAAGAAGCTAAAGGCAAAACTAAATTAGATGCTGAGACTAAAGGGTATATTGATGACATTGTAATGGATTTAAAAACAGAAAACAATAAAGTAGTACAAAACATTGGGTTCATTGCACGTGAAGTTGTAGGCAAAGACATAAATATATTTAATAAACAAGATTGGATGGTACTTCGCAATTGGCTTAGAGACACTAAGACTGGTACTTTTTGGCAACGATTAAAAGGTGAGGATATTAGCAAAGTATCACAGCGTACATACTTACAGTTTCCTGAAACGATTAATAAAGAATTAATGCGAGATGAAATAGTTCTGATGCAAAAGAAGGGTATATTTATGACAGCAGAAGGTATGAAGACTGGTAAGTCTATACTACCTACTCAGTACATGGACATTACTCAATATAGAATTAAAAGCGTGTTAGATGCAGCAGACGCAGCAAATGAACAGCTATCTTTAGAACGAGTAAAAGAATATACGTTTTTAGATGCTATACCTGAAGGCAGACAATTATGGGAAGTAGCTATGGTTAAACGAGAACTTCCTATGGCAGAAAAGATTTTAACAGATGTAAGTAAAAAAGATAAGCCTCTTGCTATGTTCCACGCCAAGACATATACAGATGCTTTTAATGAAATTACCAAAAAACATAAATACGAATCTGATTTAAAAGATAAAGTTTATACTGTTGAAATAGATAAAAAACTGCAAAAGTTAAAAGGCTCTGAAATTGTTGATATTATTAACAATAAAGAAACAGCGTATTATAAAAAAGAACTAGAGATTGCACAGGGTAATGTCCCTAAAGATGCTTCTGGTGATTTAAAAGTAATAGGAACAACTGCAGATGGTCAACCATTATATGCATTACAAAAAGCTATAGAGTTTGGTGTTCCTGGATTTACATCTGGTCCTAAAAATAGTGGTTACGTTAAAGGATTCTACGACCCTAAAACTAAACAGAATCCAATTATTAACTTTGAAAAACTTGTAAACGATTTCAATAGAGCTGTAGCTAAAAACAAAAAAATACCAACAGAATTTGGTATTGATGGTATAAATACTATAGCTAGGTCAATGAAATATGAAATAGCTACTAATACTAAAAAGCTAAACAAAAAAGAATTAAAAGAAATGTATGAAACATTTCCATCTAGAACTGGTAGAATATCAGAAGAAATGTATTTTCCGCACAATCATTTTAGTAAAAAGACTGCACTTAACGCACTTAAGGAATATGTAAAATATATACGCAAAAGCAGTTTAGATGTTAAAGAGCAAGATAAGTTAATAACTAAATTAACATACAGACACCACGCATTGACTGGTGATTATATGTTTGAAGCTATTAATACTTGGGAAGGATTTAATAAAAGTTTAGAAAACATAGGTAAACGTAAACAGAAAAAAGAAGAGCGTATAAGTTGGTTGCAAGATATAAAGAAAACTGGTTCTCAACTTAGTAGAGAAGGTCATATACCTGGATATTCATTAGACATACAAGTTCCCACAGGTTATGGTAAAAGTTTAAATAATACATACTACAAACAATGGGCTCAAATACTTGCAAGAGATACTATATCTAAGTTTGAACAATCAATGTTTGATAGAAAAGTACCAGAAAACATTAAAGAATCGTGGTCTACATTTTTAAAGCTTTATGTGCAAGGTGCTATAGGCAACCCTGATGTGGTCCCTGAGTATGTTTATGAGAATCCTAATATGAAAATAAAAGGTACACCTTATGGATGGTGGGCTGATAATAGAGTTAAGGATAGGCTTAATAAAATAGGCGACAAATTAGGATTAATTAAGAAAGAATTACCTGAAGAACTTAGAGGTTTAGATTTAAATGATGTACGTAACTGGAGTAACCTAGAAGCTAAGTTTGAGTTAGCATCGTTATTAGCACACCCTAAATCTGTTGTTGCTAATATCTTTGGTGGTACTATGCATACTGTACAATCTGTTGGTATGAAGACTTGGATGGATGCTAGAAACAATAAGTATATGGCTGCACTTAGTGATAAGTTTGCATCTAAGGAAGCTAGAGAAGCGTTTGTAATTAAACAAGGCGTACTACCTGAGCAATTACTTGAGGAATATGGTTTAGCAACAGAATATCAATCATCTCGTAATAAAGAATTTATTGAACTTGTTGCACGTAAACTTAAGCGTGACCCTAATCTATCTAGCGAATCTGTTTTAGATTTAGGTAAAGAAAAAGGTATCACAAGACCCGTTACAGAATTAGCAGCTAAGTTTATGTCTGTACCAGAAAGAGCATTAAGAAGAGATGCATTCATGGCACATTATTTATTTTGGTATAAAAAATTTAATGGTGCTATTAGAGAGTTTGACCACCCTATATTAATAGATTTAGCTAAAAAAGGAGTTAAATCTACTCAGTTTTTATATTCTGCTCCATTTAGACCTATGTTTGCTAGAACAGCACTAGGTAAAGTAATGACACGTTTCCAGCTTTGGGGCTGGAATGCTATACGTTTTAGAAGAGAAGCATTAAGACAAGCTAGATTATATGGTTTTAAAGGTAAAGAAGCAGAACGTGTGGCAAGAATAATGCAATTAGACCTATTTGTATTCTCATTAGGTAATGCTTTTGCATATTCATTATTTGATACAGCAATGCCATCGCCATGGAACTGGATGCAAGATACTAGTGAATGGTTGTTTGGTGATGAAAAAGATAAGAAAAGAGCGTTCTTCGGTCAATGGCCACAGCCAATTGCACCATTACAGCTAATTACTCCACCAATAGCACGACTGCCAATGGCATCTATGAGAGCTGTATTAGAAGATGATTGGGAGCGAGTAGCTAACTACTACGTACACACTATGTATCCATTTGGAAGAATATCTAGAGATTTTGTTGCTCAAAACAACTTAATAGAAAACCCAATGTCACTTGTAGATAAGTGGACAGGCATACCATTAATAGGATTAAGTAGAGCGTCTAAAGAATTAAGGGAAGGTGAAGAAAGAAAAGTCCCAACACCTGGGTCAGGACTTACTTTCTGATTCTTCTATCATACCCCACAACAACCATAAGTATACTGTAAGGTCTGTCAATCTACCACGTACATCTTCTCTTTGACTTTTATATCCTTTAATATAAGCAGATATTCCATCAAAGTGTTTTGATGCATATACCCAGAGAGCTTGTTCTCTAGATATGTTACACGATTCTGCTACTCTTTCAAAGTTAGCAAATACATTATCTTCATTATGGGCGTATTCTTTTTGCCCTGAGTCACGAGTCTTTGTTATCTTTGGTAGAATCTTCTTTTCCATTAGATTCTTCATTTCCTTGTGTTTCATTAAGACCTCCTAACTTTTCTTTCATAAATGCATGAAATGATTCTTGTGATAGCATTTTATCTTCGTCTAACTTCATAAGCAATAGATTAATTGTCATTTCTACTGCTTCAACTTTTTGTATTGTTTGATTGATAACATTGATTATTTGTTTTTTACCAATGTTTTTGTATTTTGCATTACTCATCTCTTTTCTCCGTATACATTGCCATAGCTTTTAATCGACCTTTTAATATTGTAGCTACGTTACTGTTTTCAAACTCAACTTGTGGTGTTCGTGTTGAATTGCCTTTTGTTATTGCAACAGATTCTGCTTGTTTTGTTTCTTGGCAAAGAAATAGTTCATTAGTTAATCGTTTTATTTCTTCATCTTTGTTATCTATTATTTGTTGTAGTTTTTGTATTTTATCTCTATAAAAGCTCATACTCATCTTTACCTCCTATTTGAAATGTAGTTTTTAGTTTTGCTTTAATTTTGGGTTTTGGATTGCCACCATTCAAGAATCTCCATACACTATCAACAGACATAGCTATGTCTAAGTTAAACTTAAACTTTTTTAATTGATAGTTAGGTTCTCTTATCCATTTACCTTTAGTGTATAATCCTGCTAATATACCTATTTCTTCTCCTGTTATTTTAGATAACAGTTCTGCATACATATTTAGCTGTATTTCATGAGACTTATAATAGCCTCCTGTTTTGATGTCTATAATAGCATATTTACCATTCATTTTAGCTATTATATCACAAGTACCTGCCCAGGGTACATCTTTGTGCCACATAAACAATTCTGTGTCAATCATTTGTATTTCATTATCTCTCCAGAATTTTTCAAACGACATAAGATGCTTACATATTTCTTCATCTTCTGCTTCAACAGATTCACCATGCATATATTTTTCTGCAAGGTCATGAACAAGCGTTCCTCTATCTGCTGCTTTATCACGTTCTTCACACGCAATTTTGTAGCTGGGATGATTACCTAACCATTGCTCAAAACCCTTACCTTTATTTAACGTACCACCTATAATAGTAGTAACTGAAGGCTTCCAATTGTAAGAACCAACTGGCGCATACCACCTATCTCCTGATTCATGTCTTCTAATATCCAAGCTTTCTTTATACAGTTCTATTTTATCCTTCATAGTTCATTAACTCCTTTATAGGCACTAACGCACCTTCACTAGCATTGTCATCACCACCTTTTACTGGATAACTAGCTATCCCTTCGTTTATTAATTTTTTAACTTTGGCTTTCATTATATTAGTAGGCAACAATATTATCCCTTGTATCTCCCCCTCTAGGGTTAGTATTGTTGCCCACCAATCAGCCTTGGTAGTTGTTATGCCACTCAAGGTCCCACGCCATACAAATTCTACAAATATATTGCCTGTCTCTTTCCATTTATCACGTTCTGTTTTGACTTCAATCAACCTGTTTGTATCTGCTGTCAATAATTCTGATAATGTACCCTCATATTTTATTCCGAAAGGCAAATCAATATCGTAGAATTTACTCATCATCTACTCCATTCATTTGTTCTTTAGCTCTCCAAGTATATACGCCATTCAAATACGTTTCTATCCACCAACATCCATTAGCAGCTTTTTTAATAGCTTTTGTACGTCTATCTACTGTTGATGTTTTTGGTTTTGAAAGCGTTCTACCTGCGTCTCTTTGTTCTGATGATAGGTTTACTAGAGTTGTTTTCTTTGTTGACTTTTTTATTTTTTTTAAGTCCATTTTTATATCTCCTTATCCATTTGCCATTTTTAAATGTTAGATTGAACAGATTTTCTTGATGTTTTATTATTTTTTCAACGCACGATATATTGTCCTTGTCGTTACGTTGTATCTTGTAGCGAGGTCTTTTATTTTCCATCCTAACAACCTTTTTAGTTTGATGCCGATTCTATCGAATTTGCTTATTTTGACGTTCATGCCATAACCTCCTGGCTTCTGCTTTTGTTTTGTTGTCTGCTTTTCTTTTTTCTCTTAGTACATATGTTCCATTTGTATAAAAGATAAAGTCTTTTTCTTCCCAATTTGCTAATTCATAATACTTATCTTGTGGATATGGACGTGGATTATTTAGATTCCATATTTCATCTGCCATTGTTGCGAGAGTAAGTATTGTATAACATTTAATAACCATTCCAAATAATATCATAATATCTCCTTATGTGAGCGGGGAGAGCTGCACCAAACTATTGATAATAACTCCCGTTAATTGTTAATTGTTTGACTCTCCCCTTTTTCGACTAGAAAGTTCCCATTACCTATACATAGGACATTATGAAAACATCTTGGAGTTTTTATACTGCAACTTCCAGCCAGTATTTATTTAAATACATCGCTTCTAGCGAGTTTTCTTAATATATAATCTCTTGAATTTTTGTTTTGTCTTTTTAACCAACCTAATAACTTCTTGTATACTTTATCTGTTAAAGGTCCTTTTCTTGTATTGCAACGTGCACATATCATTTGAAGATTTGTCTTGATAGAATCTCCGCCGTGGCTAATAGGATTAGTGTGGTCACAAACCATATTGTTAACTTTAAGTATTTCTTTGCAATATTTACATTGTTTTCCGTACGCCAATAACATAAGTTCGCGTATTTCTTTAAGACTAATATCAAATAATACTTCATATTCTCTGCTCCTTCTTTTTAGTGAAGTTCGCAGTGTAGATGACTTTTTCATCAAACGATGAAATACACCTTTACTTCTGTTGCCATGATGTTTTTTAAGCTTTGGGAGGAACTTGTCCTCCCAAAACTTCATTCTACTAGTAATCTTACGCTTGGCCTGCTTCATGCCAACCCAATTTGCTTCTCACAGCTAGCGTAAGATTTGTTTCTAGTTTCCATAGCCCTAAAATTAATGATGATGCTTTACCTGTTTCATCATTAATCCATGCTACGCCTATTCTAAACGTTTTAAATAGCTCTATCATAGCTAAATTATCGTCTAGTATTATTGTTATAAACCATCCCATTAGACTCTCCTTAATCTAAAACTTTCACGCCATTCTACATCTACATCAAATAATTCACCATCAGTATTTTTGTACATATGAATTTCTTTAATATTAGAATCAGCTTGACCATTAAGACCAATCACTTTACGTGATGCATTCTCAATAGCACCTGAACCTTTACCTGCATACAGGTCTAAGACTTCATTTCTACTGTATTCCCTACTGACTTGTGATACTTGTATAATAATAACGTCTAGATTTACAGCCATATTAGATAAGTTATGAGATATGTATTTAATTTGTTCATATTCTCCTTTAACATCTTTTGGCGTATCTACCAAATCAATATAATCAACAACAACAAGATATGGATTTAATTCTTTTATCTTGTCTTGTATTGATGTTAGAGTTGGCGTTACTGTTTGTATATGCAAATGCTGCAGTTCATCAGAATGTTTTTTGTATACTTCTTTGTAATTAGCATTAACTTGTTCTTTTGATAAACCAGATACAATTTGCAAATGACGTCTGTGCATATACCATGCTGAAAGTTCTAAAGATAAAAACAATGTTGGTATTTGCCATTGTTTGTTTATTCTATCGTTTTTAAAATCTACACCCAATGCAAGATTTTGCGCTAATGTAGTTTTGTTAGACCCTGTTGGACCGAATATAGTAACAAGCTCTCCTGGATATATTTGAGTATCATATCCCTTTAAATCAAACATATCTGATAAAGGTACAGTTCTACCTTGGAAGTTTGTTTCTAATCGTTCTTCGTATTCTTTTTGTAATGTGCTAGAATCTTTAACATCAATATGATAATTTTTGTTTTTAAAGTAAATACATTTTGTTTGACAATGTTCTTTCATTACAGAATCATGACAACTGTATCTGTAGTTTCCATTGTAAACAGATTCTATTTTTTGTATTACTGATTCTTCATTCATCATATTGTTATTCCAATGCAATATCATTACTTTTGCATAGTCACTAGGAACACCATTTCTTTTGAGATAACTAGCTATCCTAAGTAAGGTATTGTGCCTAGAGCCTTGTATTGGGCCATTTCTAAGCATTGTTTGCACACAAGGTACTATCTTCGTGGGCTCACTAACTTTGCTTTGTTGGCGTATTTTAGGGACATCTAGGCATATATAGCCTTCTAGCTCATTATCACCATCTAATAATTCATATGGATATTCAAAACGAGGGTCTTTAGCCAAGTCGTGTATCTGTTGATAAGTATAGTTTAGTGCTTCATGTAATGTAATAGGTATTTTATATAGGTTTGTCTTTTGATTTTTAGTGTGAGAAACTCTATATATTCCACTTCTCATATATATACTACTATCTATATCTTCAAACAGATTTGACATTGTTTGTTTGACTTGATAGGGCAGGCTATCACTAGCTTGGAAATTGAATACTTTATTTGTTATGACGATATGATAACCAGTACCACTAAAATAACATTGTATACTCTCATCTAATACTTCTAAAGTATTTAAATGGAGCAGGGTATTACGCAATTGTTTTAGTGTGTATTCATCTGAGTTGTCTTTTCTATCTATATCAATAAGTATATTGTCAATACCACGCTTACCGTGATAGCCTTTTAACGTCCTATGTGAATTAGCATATTCTTTTGCATCATCACCGTAGAGATAAACAGAGCGATATAATGGGCTACCATCTTTAGGAAGATAATATCCAAGCTCGCTGCGCAACACTAGGTTACCCCGATTATTAGGGCTTCCAACTGCTATCTCTACATAGTTCATAGATTAGCTAGCGCATTGTCAGCCAAGTTAGTTTGTCCTTTTGGAGCAAAATCATCTTGACTAGCCTCTTTTAGATATCCATTTTCTTTTAACCATTTAATATCTTTATCACATTGCATTCTACCACCTTCTGTATTTAGCCATAGTTTTGGCCACATTTCTGTGTACACTTTATCTCCTGGCTTTTTAGGTTTCTTTTTGTATGCGTATGCAATAAACTCTTGATTTGTAGTTTTGAAATTATTATTCAAATGTTCTGCAATATTAGTAATTTCATTGCCATTTTCGTCTTCCCATTTTTTATCAATAGTAAGACCACCTTTAAATCCAATCATTTCAAAGATATTGTACATTCTTTTAAGTACACTACCTCCTACAATTTTACCCTCACTATCTTTATCTAGTCTGCCTAATAAAGACATTTTGTTGGTGTATTCGCTACCCTTAACAGATAATTCTATTTCTAAGAATATTTCAGCCCAATCTTGTCCTGGGAAATCACCACTTCTATCTTTAAAACCTACTGGTCCTACTTCTATTGCACCTAAGTATGAAGACTTAGGAGTTGTTGTTGTACTTGTTGTTTCTGGTTTGAATATAGCCATTTATTTAGCCTCCTTATATATATTTTTCCATTCAAATTTAACTTCTTTACCTTTTAGATGAGGACATCTACTACCTGCTTCTATGCTATCATTAGCTTTAAAAGATACCATTAGGTTTTCTTTGTCATCACGATATACATAGCCAATAGCATCACAGCCAGCCATAATAACATTCTTTAGTTTACCTGTCAAATCAAGAGATTCTGGTATTACTATAGGGTTACCTTCTGTTACTGCATACGCTACTTTTCTATGTCCAATGATGATAAGATGTTCTGCTACTTCTTTGAAATGTGAAATAGTTTTAGCTACCTTTTCACGTACAAGTCCATAGCCTTTACCAAATGCTAAATCAGCAATAGAGTTTACGCCTTCTTCTTCGCATACTCTGCGTTCAGCCCACTCTGCGACCTTATCAATTGTATCAATAGCTATATATTTATACTTTACATCATTACTTTCTTTAATAGCTATCAATGTTTCAATTAATTCATCTCTACTATTTACTTCTTGTATGTAACCTTCAATCATACGACTACCTTTTTCTGTATCTATTATTAGACAATCATCTAAATTAGATAGCATAGTAGTTTTACCAACTTTAGGTGCTCCATACAATAATAAAGTAGATGGATTTACAGAGACAGCTTTTCTCTTTACTTTTGTTAGTTTCATTGTGTTTTTCCTTATTTACGATAACGATAACTCGCCCTCAGAGATTGAAGACGAGCTATCAATTTACTAATTGTCAGGCTGGGAAACAAGTATTTTTTTGTATTGTCATTGTAGGGAAGTTAAAAGTCAACATTGTTTCGTAAGGACTATTTGTAACTACTTTCCTAATAGCGTTTACAATCATACTACCAGCCATATTTGAGCAATAACTTGATGCTTTGACATTGCATGGTTCTGCATCACCTTCATCGTCAGAATACCATGTTTTTAGATATTTATTTAATGTCAAGTCTTTAAACAAATATTGCTGGTAATGTTCACCACCCATCCTACCATCTATCAACAAAAATGGTTTAGTTTGTTTGTTTGAACATATTTCTTGAACTGCATGTTTTCTAGATTTCATACTATCAAAACCTAATATTACAATATCATTATTATTTTGATATCGAAACATGTTAAAATATTCTGGTGATTGTATTATTTCTAAATTTCTACAATTAATACTCATCAGATGTTCTTCCAATGCTTCAGTTTTTAACATGCCAATATGCTCATCCATATACTGAGATACGCCAATGTTTTCTGTTGCTACTTTGTCCATATCGTACAACACAAAGTTTTTAGCACCACATCGTAATAACTGAGTGGCTGCAGAGCTACCTATAGCTCCGCAACCTAGTATATGAAAAGTATATTCATGTAAAGTGTTTACTAAACCTTCGCTTCTCATGTTTATACCCATCCATAACCTCCATAGTTTGTTTGATAGTTAGTTAATCTAGCATCATCATATGATTTTTCTACAGCTTCGTTATCATATTTTAAATGTTCCCAAGGTTGCATAGTCATAGCTTTTTCAAGTACACTACCTTGTGGTAATATATTTACTTTAACTTTTGCATTCCTTGATTTTAAGTCCTTGTTTAACATTTTGATTCTACTAGAATATTCTTTATAATCTATAGTACCTTGACAAAACTCATCTATCACATCTGATATTGCTTCATCTAATGATTCAATAAGTTCTGCATAAACAGATAAAGATTCTCCTTGAACCCATTTTAGTTTCTTGTTCGCATCAGGGTCTAATGCATCTTCTGTTTTATTATTGTACCACATATTCATTTGACTGCGTGGAGTATATCCTTTTGTATGCCAGCCTGTATGAATAACTTCTGTTTTATTAGAACAGAGTTCATTATACTCTTTAAGCTGTTTCTTTGTTGCTTTAGGAATATCTCTTACAATCTCTAATGGTACATCTTCAGAAAACTCTATTGGTTTCCACACAGATACATTTAGTTTGTATTCTCCAAACAGATTGATAACAAGTGCAAGTGACCATGAGTCATTCTTCCATGCTTTTATTTCTTTATCGTCTGTTCCTGACCAGAATGCACCCATTGTATGATGTGAATGCCACCAACAAAACTTTATGTCTGTTCCGTATTTCATGCCAGCTTTGACCTGGTAATCTCGCAATGCTTCACCATCAAGCTCTGTTGTTGTTCCTGAATTTTCTTGTTTTAAGATAACTGGGTCAAATAACTCATACACAGTCTCGTTTGACACAGGATGTTTAGTTAATCTGTATGGTATCAACCCAGATATCTCGTTTTTGTCTTTGTCATATGCAATGCCTGCATATTGTTGCATGGTATTCCATGCTTTCTCTTTAATAATAAAGTTAGGTCTACTCATTTATACCTCCTGAGGCTGCTAATTGTTCTTCCCATTGTGATATTTTAGCTTGCATTGCTGCAATATCAGGGTTATTATCAGTTTTTATTGGGGCTTCACCCCAGTAATTAGTTTCATCTGAGTACTTTAATTGCTCTAATTGGTCCCACAAGTTTTCAGGTCTTACAGAATCATTTATAGACATTAATATTGATTCTAGGTCTTGAAACTCATAGCCTACATCAAACTCATTACTATTGTCGTTAATAAGAAAATTACCTACTATTTCTTCTACCATATACTGCGCATTTGAATCAAGATATGACTTAAGATTCTGATATCCAGTGCAAACACTTCGTGTTGGACAATTTTTACTATCATATTCTTCAACAATATATCTTGCATATGGAGAGTAATTTCTAGTTATTCTTTCGTTCCAATCTTTTTGAACACTATCTAGTTCTGTCATTACGTGTTTAAAGTATTTAGCGCGAAAGAACTCGTGTAAGCTAATATTAAGAGCTGTTCTTATTCTATGTAGTTCATCTTCATTTTCAACTTCTGGGAATGTGCCATAAGTCATAACTTGTGTGATTTCAGCGTATGGATTAGTTGCATCTTTGTTGTAAATATTATTCCAATTCATAATACCCATAACAAAAGACATGTAATCATTTTTGTATAACGCACGTTCTATATCATCAGTATAACTAGATAAACATAATGTGCTCCATGCATATCTTTCCATAGTCGGATGATTTAGCCTTCGGTATGGTATTGCATTAATGTATGGATGTTTACCGTGCATAACAGCTGCAGTATACTGTAAAGGATATCTGTTACCACCATTTAGTGCTTTGTACAATGGTCTATGAAACTTAAGATAACATTCAGGTACTCTCATTTTACATATCTCTTCGTTTCTGTTGTTAATGATAGTCATATCTTTTGGCTTGCAATGTACAATTGTATATAATTGAATATCAGTGTGCTGTTCATTTATTTGAATGTAATTATATACTTTGTAATAATCAGACATAGCATTAGCTTGATTTGTACTTTCTATAATATTATCATAAGCTGTTCGTTGGCTTTCAATAATACTTTCAATACTACTATCAAGTGTTATTTCTGCTGCTTTAGCTCTATTGCGATAAGTATCGAGGCGTGACATTTGTCTTTGTAGTTGGTCGTATATCCATCTATTATCTTGTATTCTATTGAATATACTAGACATTCCTGATGGTCTCATGTTAAATCTGTGAGCTTTTGTAATTGCATCTTTAACAATATCATAACAACCTTTTTTCCAAGCATAAGATTTAGTAACATCAATTTTATCTGTTATTTCAAGAGCATCATACAACCATGTATTTGTTGTTTGCAGTTCTTCTTTAAACGCTATTATATCTTGCATTCCTGTATTATTTGCAAACTGTTCTGCATCTACATTATCCCACAATGTATCAATATTAAGAATATCTATCCACAATGGTCGGTCCAATGAATCATATCGTGGTGGCCTAATAAACTTAATACGCGCTCCTGTTTCTGTAAATTCTACAGGAGATTTACTACACTCTACGATATTTTTATTGATTGTTGGACTTGAGTTAAAATCTAATAACAAATTCATAGTTCTCCTTTATTTTATAAGGGGGACCGAAGCCCCCCTTAATTATTATTTACTTGTTAGGATACATTACTTTATGCCTCCTGTTTTATTGTTAGCTACCCAGCCGATACATAATGGTCTAGTTGTACCATCATCATTTAGCTCGTTAACTGGCATCGCAGATGAATTATCTGTATACAATTGGTCTTGAACATTTACTGTAGCTTCATTAGGTATATCTAATGCTATTCTTAGTTCGCCAATAGTATTTGCTACGATTGTTTTAGTAGACCAGCTACCGTTTTCACTTACACTTACTGTTCTTTCACCGCTAGGTGCACTTGTTGCGTTTGCCATAATATAGGCTCCTTATTTTATCGTTATCTGTTGAATTAAAAGTTTAGGTGGCTTGACCCTCGTTAGTGCCTAACAAACATTGTAAGTAAAATGTAAACACTCGCCTGTCAATATCTTTATAATGGGAACCCCATCACCTATAACTATGAGGTACATAGTTTAATAATTTGCAGGTGCATACACGCGAACAAGACACGGATGAAAGGAGGATTGTACGCACCTGCGAGTAGATGGCTTATGCCACCTTCATTTAGTATTGTAGTAAAGCGCAAACAGTCTTTTTTTAGACCACTTACTATCAAACTTGGTTGAAGGATACCGAGTTTTTGCCCATTGTAATAATTCGTATCTTGTTCTGTATGGACAATATTGTTTTATATAGCTCATTTTACTTTAGGAGAGCAAATATCTTTTGGTTCTGTGTCGAGTCTGGTGCAATATAGTTTACCATTCCAGTCAAATGTGCTACAAGGACCTCGTAAATCTCGGTAATGTCTAAACACCTCTTCAAATTCACTTTTATTGATACTTAAATACAAAGGAATAAACTTATCCCTGTATATTGTATCTGTAACTGTTTCTGTTATATACTTTGGTACTTCTACCATTACTTCTTTATCTTGATATACTATCTTTTCGACAGGTACATCTCGTGTTACCATTGCATTGTATGATAAATAGCCTAACAATACAACAGCTACACATCCACTAATTAATGTTACAAATTCATTTTTATATCTCATTTTTACCTCATAAGTTGTAATAAAGCACGAACCGAGACTAATACTGAGCTTGTCATCGACGCAAAGTATCCTCTAATAAATCCGTGCTTTATTTCGTTAATCATTGACTACAGGTTTACACATACAAACTTCATAAACCCTGTTATGGCAAGTATTGCAACTATCCATATTGTACTCATCTGGTGCTTCATATTGTGCTTTGTAATCTTCCCAGTCAAGAGGATAACCTCTGTCTTCAAAGTAGTTACGATTGCTTTCTTCTTCTGCTATATCAAAGTAATAGCCTATCAGTAAGAATGCAATTACCGCACCAATAAACCAGTAATCAATATGTTTTAGATACATACCAGCTGTAACTGCTAACACAAAGATTGTAACAGTCCAATATAAAAATATATCAATTGTCTTCATATCTATATTACCTGAACTGGTACTTTAGTTCTGTTAGGTTCGCTAAAGTATCTTCTACCACGTTTAAGTGCTGATACATAAGACTTAGCTACTACTACTGTTACTGCACCATTTAATAAGTTTACTATTTTAAATTTATTCATATTTACCTCATAGTTGTAGTGGTGGCTACTCGTCCAAGTAGTGAAAGGACTAGTAACAACACTTGAGCTTTTGCCACCACCAATTATATATTAACGTTTAAAGGGAACGTAAGTTCCCTTGAAGATTAAGCAAACAACGTTTGCTTATCTTCTTTGGATTGGTTATTGGTAGAGCCTGGTCCAATCCAAACCATAGGCGTCTCGTAAGCATCATCGTGACGCACAAGCAGACTATGGTTAGATGATGCTTTGATTGCGTCATTCAATGCTGAAAAGTCTTCATCTTTCATCAGCTGAGCTTTGTTAAAGCATTGAATGCCGTAAATCTTAATACCCTCAACGCCGTTCTTGCTCTTTGAGGGTATTACTGATACTGCATCTGGTGCTACTATCTTTGATAGTAGCTGATTCATAGTATCAGTAAATTTTAAATTGTTAACTATTTCTTGTAACTTTTCCATATCTATCTCCTTTGTAAATTTAAAATTATCACTTACTAGAAGAGGAAGAATATCTATGTCTAGGGGTTGAGACAACAAGTTGTATTATACCAGTATGTGTAGTAAAAAGGTATAATACAATACGATTGTACGCAATGAATAACTCTCAACCAACCACAACCACAAGCACAAATGCCTAAACAAACAGCAAGTATTTGTAGTATACAGCTAGTTGGTTGAGATTATGAGTGATGGCAGTGCTGGGGGCAACACAAATACAAGTTTCAACGAGAGTTGACCCCCACAGCCCGTAAATCAACCCCGTGGCATAGATGGTATATCACGTGCATCCATTCTACAGAAAATTTTTTGAAAATTTTTTTGTTGCATTTTTGCTCAACTTTCTTATTTTACTACGTAGTAGTACTAATAGTAGTACTAGTAGTAGTGAGATTGGTAACATATAGTACCTAGTATCATTAGATAAACGTATGTAAGTACTAGTAGTACTACTGGTAGTAGGTAAAAATTTATTATTTGGATTTGATTCTGTTTTATTATTAAGTTATCTACCAAATTGGAGGGTGTAATGGCAATATCAGCAGTTGTAAGAACTATTGTATCTTTGATAAGGAAGCATGGTTTATCTAGTGGAGTAAAAAAAGCTCGTAAAATGGGCTTCAAAAGCAAGGATATAAAAGCGGCAAAGATTAATTTTGGTAAGGATAAGAAAAATATCACTTTGCCTAGTGGAAAAAAGTTAAAGCTAAAAAAGGGTTATATAAATACTGGGCCACCTGATTATAAAGTTGTTAAAGCAGATAAATATGGCAATAAAACGCCTACACCTCGATTTCTTGAGAAAGATGTTTCAGATTACAAAACACTACCACGAAGATTTAGAGAACCACAGGATATTGATATTTAATAAAACTTAACGTAGGAGGTAATTATGCCAGAAGTAGGCGGAAAAAAGTATTCATATACAAAAAAAGGTATGGCTGCTGCAGCTAAAGCTAAGAAAGCAATGGCGGCTGGTGCTAAAATGGGAGCTATGGCTGGAAAAGGAGCTGTAGATAGAAAAATGTTAAAAAAAGCAGGCAACAGAGATGCTGTAACTAAAAAGAAGATGGGTTACGGTGGCTAGAGTTAGTTGGTTATGGGGCGGTAAACGTTATTATGGTACTCTTATCAGAGAAACTAAGACGCATAAGTTTGCTAGAACCCACAATGGTAAGATAAAAAAAATCAGAAAATACAATAAGTAGGTAATATGGCAAAAACACCAGCATGGCAGCGTAAAGCAGGTAAAAGCAAATCTGGTGGCTTAAACAGAAAGGGTATTGCGTCGTATAGAGCCGCAAACCCTGGTTCTAAGCTAAAGATGGCTGTTACCACAAAGCCAAGTAAGTTAAAGAAAGGCAGTAAATCTGCTAAAAGAAGAAGTTCTTTCTGTGCTAGAATGTGTGGAATGAAGCGTAGACTAACGGGAGCGAAAACGGCTAACGACCCAAACAGCAGAATAAACAAAGCATTGCGTAAATGGAACTGCAACTGCGGTAAAGAGCGTGCTAGGTCAATGAGTAAGTAATGGAATATCAAGATATGCTCTCATCAACTGCGGGCCTATATGGAATGGCATCTTCTGAATTAGAAGATATAATGGATAGGATAGCATTCCATGAATCTGCTCAAACAATGGACCCATCTATAGAGCAAAGAGGTGGTGGTCCAGGCAGAGGCCTATTCCAATTTGAATTAGGAGAGAACCAAGGTGGAATGACCGCAATGAGACGATTGCGTCAAATGTTTGATGAACAAGGGAGTATCCCTGAATGGACAAATTACGACCCCCGAGAAGGATTAGACGCCTCTACTTTAAATGAAGAACAGCAAAAAATGCTATTTATGGCCAATATAAGAAAACATCCTACAGCTTCATTGACTGGAGTTACCCCAGATAATTTAGCAGAATTTTGGCAAACCTACCATTATGCAGGACCAGAAGATAAAAGAAATTTATTTAACGAAACTATGAATGCATACGATGTAAGGTTTAAAAAAACAGCTGAGGAACAAGCTTTTTAGTGTACGATATACCAATTAATCATAAAGACCGAGGCAAGATAGTCTATACGGTCTATAGAAAGAACGAAGCAGAAGATAATGGGATTGAATTTAAATATTGGAAAGAAGCGGAAGAAGGAGAATATGCAATCTCTGATGACGATTATGTTGCAAAGGTCATCAAAAAGAAAGATTATGTGGCGGAAGACGGTCGTTCTAGTATTTATATGCGTTTTCCTTGGGGTTATACCTTTTATAATCCTAAGTATGATTCTAAAAAACTTATTGTTGCTGGTCGCAAAACTAATGTAACTTTTACAGGTAAGAGTTATATAGAAGTTCAGGCAGGTCAGCAGAAAATGAAAAACCTAGCAACAATGTATGCGTTAAAGCCAGATTACGATATAGCTATAGAATGGGCATTAGGTTCAGTAACTAGTTCTCAAAGACGTAAATGGCGACGCACTATGAAATCGGAGGTCTTTAAAAGGATGGTACGAGAACAATTAGCGAGTTTATTGCAAGAACAGGGTTTAACAGAAAAATATACTCTTGATTTATTAGAAGATGCAATAAGAATGGCTAAGGATAAAAAAGATATCCCTAGCATAATGCGTGCTGTAGAAAACTTGCAGGATATGCATGGCATGAAAGAAAAGTATATGGAGAAAACGGTAGATAAGATAGAGTCTAAATCTGTTTCTATGATTGATGATATAGTAAAAGAAGAATCGCATATAGAGGCATCAAGGACTACTACTAAACCAATAGATGAGTAATTATGAAGAACGTTATGCTCAACAGCAAGCGTTAAAAAAGTTATATACTAACATGGCATTGTTTGGAAGGTACTGCTTCCCAACAGCCCTCAAAAAGGAAATACCTCCTTTTCACTTCAATATCTACAAGTCCTTATCCGATAACACGCAACGAAGGGTCGCAATAGCGGCCCCTCGTGGTACAGCCAAAAGCACAACCACATCACTTATATTTCCATTGTGGAAAGCCGCGTTTAAACGTAGTGACGAAGATTTATTTATTGTTATTATATCAGAATCACAAACTCAGTCTATTAACTTCTTATCTAGAATTAAATATCATTTGGCGCATTCAGATAAATTTACAGAGTTGTTTGGAGATATGGGACCTACTACTGCCAAAAGATGGACAAACAATGATGTTATACTTGCTAATGGTACTAGAATTATAGCTGTGGGTACAGGGCAAAGAGTTAGAGGGTTTATTGAGGGAGATACTAGGCCTAACCTAATTATTGTAGATGATTTCGAATCTGAACTAAATGCGTATACACCAGAAGCTAGAGCTAAAAATAAGAAATGGATGACTGAAGCAGTAATACCATCGCTATCAGATGACGGTAAATTAGTAATGATTGGTACGGTTATATCAGAAGATTGTTTTTTGTATTGGATAAAAGAATCTGCTTCATGGAATGTTCTATGGTATAGTATATGGGACGATGATGAAAAAAGTATATGGCCCGAAAGGTTTCCACATGAACGTATAATGCAAATAAAAGACGAATTTGCTAGTATTGGTAACTTGAATGGATTTTATCAGGAGTATATGAATATTGCTCAGTCACCAGATAATGCGCCGTTTAAACCTGAGTGGATACAAATGCATCATTACGATTACGAAATACGTAATGGACAAGGGTGTTTAGTTAGAACAATAGACGATGAAGAAAAGATAATACCTGTCGAGGTGTATTCTGGTGTTGACCCCGCATCTTCATTGTCCTCAAGGGCAGACTATTTTGTTATTGCCACTATTGGCATAGACAATGAAAATAATAAATACGTAATAGATATTAAAAGAGAACGAGTTACTCCTTCTAAACAACCCGATATGATTATTGATACGTTTACAAAATTTAAACCTAGACGAGTTAAGATAGAAACAACAGGTTATCAGGAAGCGCTACGTGTAGGTGTAAGAGACATAATGAGAGAAAAAGGGTTATACATACCAGGATTAGAGGCTGGTGTAAAACCAAGAACTAGAAAATCAGAACGATTATTGTCTATGGTTCCAATGTTTGCTAGAAAACAATTTTATTTTAGACCAGAAGACATAAAACCCCAACAAGAATTTCTATCATATCCTAGAGGCAAACATGATGATGTTATGGATGCTGTGTGGACAGCATTAGATGGAGCAAAGCCGTGTAGACTTAAAGAATATGACGAAAAAAAGTATGATAAAAAGAAGAAAAAGAAATTCCTTGATTGGATGACTATGTAGGAGTTAAATTGCAAGATGGCATATACCGTTAAAAAGAAACTTTCAGGCAAACCTTTAGTCGATGAAACATTAGACTTATTTCAGAAATATGGTTCTAAGCGCGACAACTGGGCAAAGCATGCCAAAGAAGATAAAGAATTTAGACTTGGGCGTCAATGGACAAAAGAACAAGAGGATATATTAAGAGCTAGAGGACAAGCGCCTGTAGTTGTTAATAGAGTACATCCTGCTGTTGAAGCAGCAAAATCAATGATGTCTGCAAATAGACCATCATTTAGAGTAGCGCCTAGAGAAGATTCTGATAATAAAGTAGCACAAGTAATGAGTGCTATGCTTGCGTATATGTATGATATATCTGATGGGCGAACCGCAGTACGGCAAATGATAGATGATTACTATGTAATGGGATTAGGATATATACACGTATATCAAGACCCAATGATGGATATGGGTAAAGGAGAAGTTTGTATTCACGATGTAGACCCACTTGATGTATACGTAGACCCAAATAGTAGAGATAGATTTTTTAATGATGCCGAAAATATTATTATATCTAGATTATTTACTAGAGAGCAAGCTGCTAACTTATATCCTATGTATGAAAAGGCTATTAAAAATGCTGCTAATAACGCCAGTGATTATGACCATGATAGGCCAGAAACAGGTAGAGCTAACGATATGGCTACTCATTTTCCTGAAGATGTAGATAGAACAGATAATACTGAATACCTTAGAGGGTACGAACGTTATTATAAAGTAATGGTTGATAGGTATAGGATTTATGAAGTATGGAGTAAAAAAGAATTACTATTAAATGAAGAAGAATATGCTAGCTACGTTCAACGACAAGCATATATAATTAATGGCGAAATAATTGATGACCCCGCACAAGCAAAGGTAATTTTATCTCAACTAGAACAACAAAGACAGCAGTATCAAACTCAAATGGAATCTGGTATGACGAGTATGGGTTTAGATGGCAATGCAGAAGTTCCTATTGCACCTGAACCTATTAACGTTGAAGAAGTAAGTTTTGCAGAACTTATTGAACGACAACTAATACAGACAGTTGTAACTCAAATTAAACGAGTCAATATGTGCGTTATTATGGGAGATAAACATTTATACAGCAGAGAGCTTCCAATAGAAGATTATCCAATTGTACCATTTATGAGTTTACATACAAGAACTCCTTATCCTCAATCTGATGTAAGAATGATAAAAGGTCTTCAAGAATATATAAATAAAATGCGTTCATTAATAGTAGCGCATGCAACGACAAGTACTAATACTAAGATACTTGTCCCAGAAGGTAGTGTAGACATGTCAGAATTTGAGCAGAAATGGGCTCAGCCTGGTGTCGCAATCCCTTATGACCCAACAGATGGCGCACCAATGCCTGTTCAACCCTCTCCGCTTCCAAACGAACTTTATAGCGGTGAGCAAGTAGCTAAGCAAGATATTGACCATCAGTTAGGATTATATGAAATGATGATGGGTAATGCCCAAGCTGCTCCACAAACCTACAAGGCTACAATTAGTCTTGATGAATTTGGACAAAGAAAAATTAAATCAAAATTAGCTGATATTGAAGCTGGTCTAACTAAAGTAGCTCAAGTGGCCATACCTTTAATGCAGCAGTTGTATACGCAAGAAAAAGTGTTTAGAGTAATACAGCCTAATAACTCATTAAGTGAATTTGTTATTAATAAAAAGCTTATTGACGACAAAACAAATGAAATTACTACATTTAATGATATTACAGTTGGAAAATATGACGTAATTTATCTATCAGGTAGTACATTACCTTCTAACAGATATGCAGAGCTTGAGTTTTATATGGATGCTTATCAGAAAGGATTGGTTGATAGAATTGAGGTTCTCAAGAAGACAGAAGTATTTGATATGGAGGGTGTTGTTGAAAGAACCGACCAAGTCGGACAACTCCAAACACAGTTGCGACAAGCAGTTGATGAAATTAAAAAATTAAAAGGTGACTTGCAATCTAGAGATAGAGAGTCAGTTAATCTTAGAAAGAGAATTGAAGTTGAGAAATTTAAAACAGAACTTGACCAAGTTAGTAATAAAGCGAAAGCTGCAAGCTCTGTTTATGAAAAACGACTTGACGACAATATGGCCGTAATCAAGCGTGATATCGCTGGTTCAATAAAAACAGAGGCTTCTACCCCCGTAAGCGGCGAACAGGGCAAGCCGAAAGTGAGTAAAAAGAAATGACAGACAACATAGATACCCCGATGGAAAATGCCAATCCAAATGATGCAACTACTGCATTTGAAGGACCATGGCCAACAGAAGGCTCTAGTGATAGTGTGTCTATTGAGGATGCTTTTTTAGGCACTCAAGAAACAACAGAACCACAGGAACAGGCTCCAGCAGTAGCTGAGACCCCTGAATCTGCTCCAATACAAGAGCAAGCACAAGAGTATTCTGCTAAAAATGACGAAAAACGATTTGAGTACTGGCAAAGCCAAACTGCTCAACGTGATAATCAAATAGCAGAAATTCAGCGGCAGAATGAGCAATTACAAGCTCAAATGCAAGCAATGCAAGTTCCACAACAAGAAGCAGAACCTGTTGAAGAGTTTCCTGAGCCACCTGAAAGACCCCAAAAGCCTAGAGGCTACAGTAGAGAGGAAGCGTATAGCGACCCTACTAGCGAAAGCGCTAGGTACTTAGATGATTATGAGGAATGGCGTGATAACATGGCTGAATACGCTACTTTAAAACAAGAGTATACCGTAACTCAGATGCAAGAAAAGTTTGATGCTCAAGAAAAAGCTAGGCAAGATGAAATACAAAGACAACAAGCGCATGCAGCTCAACAGCAGCAAATGGCTGATGTCAGCACTCATCTTCAAGGTCATTATGGATTTAATGATGCTGATGCTCAAGAGTTTATTCAACAGATGTCAGACCCTAATTCACTTAGTTTAGATAATCTTGTTCAGTTATATAGACTGCAAAAAGGCCAAGGCCAACCACAACCTAATGCTGGACCAAGTCCTGAGTTTCAACAAACACAAAGAGCTCAGCAGATACCATCTCCGATGGGAGTTCAGACAGGTCAAGGTGGCGGGAATGATGCAAGAAGTGACTCTGATAAGATTATGGATAGTTTAATATCGGATTTTAATAATAAAAATCCGTGGTAACCAACTCTACTCGAAGGTCCCACGACAGCTGAGAGAGAGTTAATTAAGAGTAAAGGAGAATAAATATGGCTAATGCAACCGTATTTAGTACCTCTGCCAATCAAACTGGCACAGGTGTATCTTTAGACAATACTCGAAGAAAATTTGATTTTGGTGATAGGGTTGCCGAACTTGCTCCTCAGCAAAGTCCTTTCTTCGTTTATTTAAATAAAGTATCAAAAAAACCAACAAATGACCCTGTCTTTAAGTTTTTAGAACAAAGACATCAATACCAAAGACGTAATTTTACATGTGAAGCGGTTAATAATATGACAGCAGCTTCTGCAGGTTCAGCATTAAGTGAAAATATAGTAATAACAGCTCCTTATAATAGTAAAGGTAAAATACAAAATGATTGTAGACCTGAATTTATTGTAGGTGGTTTAGTTCTTGCAATTCAATTTGACCAAGGCGTTAAGCGAATTAAAATAGCAGAAGACGCAACATCAGGTTCTGGATTAACTTTTGCAGGTACTGATGGTACTGACGGTCAAGTTACTATTGCAGCAGCTAAAATGACAGCTATTGATGCTATTGCTACTAATGATGATATATCTGCTGGAGCTAAAGGTCAAGTAATTGGTTCTGCATGGGCAGAAGGAACTGACACTCCTGAAGGTTGGGAAGATTTAATGAGTGATAGCGAAGGTTATTGCCAAATCTTTAAAACTGGAATGAATGTTTTTTCTAACACTGCACTTGCTACAGAGTATAGAGGCATTAAAAATGAGTTCCAAAGAATCTGGACAGATAAACTTATGGAACACAAAATGGACATAGAACAAGCTATGTTATTTGGACTAGGTAATGCAACTGCTGGCGCAAGCACAACTAGATATACGCATGGAATTGTTCCGTATACAGAAGCTAATGGTAAAGTATATAGTATGACTTATGCTTCTTCTGGGTACGATGCTTTCTTAGATGCAATGGAAGATTTCTTTGCACCTGAAGGTGGTAATTCTGGAAACAAACTAGTACTTGCCTCAAGAAAAGTTATTACTTATTTAAATAAATTAGGTAATGGCTCTTTCTTAAACAATTCAGTTGGAGCTTCTCAATATAACTTAGATGTGCAAAATATTAAGGGCGCATTTGGGCATCAAGTAACAATGGTAAATACTATTTTTGGTAATTTACATTTTGTTGCTGAACCTTTATTGAGAGGTCCATGGGAAAACTATTGCGTGGCTGTTGACATGAAAAATGTAGCATACAGACCACTAGTTGGAAATGGAATAAGCAGAGATACCTTTGTTGAAACTAACGTACAGGATAATGGAGTTGATGGAAGACAAGACCAAGTGATTACAGAAGCTGGTCTTGAAATCAGCTTACCAGAAACTCACGCTGTTCTTAAGTTTAGTTAGGAGGTAGATTATGGCAGACCAAAGTAATCTTACAATACTACGGGCGGACCCTTCGGGGTCCCGCCCAACGGGTAATTTATCTTCAAATTGGGCTCCTTCAATAAGCAATAAAGTTGTTCAATATACAGCTAACACTATAATGTCTGACCCTGGAGCTACTGGTAATGGTGAAACAAATACTTATTATAGTGAAGAGTTATGTATAGGAACTATTACAAATGGCGCTCAATTTGAAATTGGTGATACGGGTGATGCTCAAATAACAACATGTTGGCAATACTATAAATCTTCAAATGGTAATAATTTTAACAGTGGAAACGAAGTTGTTCCTGGCACGGCAGCAATTCAAGATGCTGGCACATGGACAGACATAGGTAGTCCTGCTCAAGATTATACAAGCGAAGTAATAGTGCCTGCTACTGCTTCAGATGAAGACCTTACATATGCTGGAGTTGTTAGGTTAAGAGTTAAAATGGTAGTAACTGATGCTGGTAGTAATGGAGTTGCAGCGGGATTAGTTACAGCAGGTGTAGCTGCAGTTAATGCTGCATTTTGTAGAATTCCTATTGACAAACAAGCAAAAAAGAACGATACTATTAATAACCCAGTTACTTTTGGTGGTATAGGTAAAGACCCATCGTAACAATATAATCGTTAGGGGGTCTTTATGGCCCCCTAGCATAAATTTTTAAATGGAGAAAAA